AATTAACTGCCTCTCTTAGGCAAGCGCGGTAATATGCCAATTGTGAAGTCTCCTGGATCTACATTATGGTATTTGCCATCGGCATTTTTTTCGTACACAATACGGTCTATTATCTGTTTGAGCCACTTGTTCTTTTCGACTGGCTCAAGAGTATCATAGATTTCAAGGAGGTGTTTTATTGATGGAACGAACTCTGCTTGAACATTCTGGCGTTCAAGCACCTGCTGGTGCTCGGCTTTCAAGCGGTCGATTTTTTCGCCAATTTCCATGATCTGCTGTTCGATGGCCGAGGAACGCTGCTTGAATATCTTTTCGGTGTATGTGCCACGTTCAAAAAAGCTGTACACTTTGTCGAGCTGGTCTTGCAGGGTTTCAATTTCCTTTTCGGCAAGACTGATAGCGTTCGACAGTTCGGCGTTAAGGTCGGCTTCATGTTTAATTTGTGCCTTATCAACGCTGTAGTCCTTTACCCAGCTATTGAGGATACTTAATACTCGCTGTTCAACAAGATCAAATCGAGACGCTTTATTCTTACAACCTGCAGTGTAACAGCCAATGTAATCAGGCTGTCTGCCATATCCCCTGCGATAATTCATGCAGTGTCCACATTTGGCACAGAAAATTAAGCCAGCAAATGGATTAATATTTTTATGTCGATATTTTATAGGTGTAGGCGGGTTAGCAGCTATAAGGTCCTGCACCTTGTAGAACAACTCCTCGGAAAGTATCGGCTCATGAAGTCCATCGACAACAATGTAGTCGCCGTCCTGTGCGAACTCCCTTGATTTCTTCTTCATGCCTTCCGGGGTGACTGTCTTCTTGACTTTGCGGTATCCCCACCGTATTTTTCCGATGTACACGGGATTGATAAGCATATTCTGTACGCCGTAAATCGTCCAGTAATCCTTTTTGCCAGCTGATTTAATGCCTAGTTCGTTCAGGCGCACAGCAATGGTGTACGGTCCTATTCTTTTCTTTTGACTGTTGACCTCTGCGCCCTCGGCATACCACTCGAAGATCATGCGGACAACCTTTGCCTGTTCCTCTATGATTTCCAGAGTAAATCCCTTGTCGTTCGGGATCTTGACTTTGCGGTACCCGTAAGGCGGAACGCTGCCGACATACTTGCCCTCTTTCGCCGATGCCTCTCTGCCCCGGACAAGCCGGCGGTTGGTCGTGGTAAATTCGCGCCGCGCCATGAAGAGTCCGAACTCGAAGTATTCTTCGTCGAACTCGTTCTGAGGGTCGAACGTCTTGAGCGGCGTAATTATCTTGGTGCCGCTGTACTTGAATGTCTGGGCGACAAGCCCCTGATCCATGGTATCACCACGGGCAAGACGCTCGATTTCCATGACGAGCACGCCGTCCCACTCACCTGCTCCGACCTCCGAAAGGAGCCGCTGCATCTGAGGACGAGCGGCTATCGTTTCACCGGATACGATCTCTTCGTAGGTGGCGCTTATCGTGATTCCCATACGCCGGGCGAGTTCCAGCAGGGCAGTCTTGTGCCGGGAAAGGGTTTCGCCCTCGCCGTGCGCCTCGGCTTCGAGGTCGGCGCGGGACTTTCGTAGGTAGATACAATATCTGCTCATATCAAACAACTCCTTTGCTTTTGGGATTAGTGCGGTTCATAATCATCATCATCATTTGAAGTTTGTAAAAATGAAAAATCATCATAGTGAGGTTCAAACCGTTTTTTCGGTGTCCTAATGGTATGAGGCTTTTTTTTATTAAGCTTATAAAATTCATCCGAATGCTCACACTTTTCACAAATTTTTGTGTCATAAAGCTCTTCGGCATTTCTAGTTTCATTACATTCTTGACATTTTTTCATATGACATTCCTTTCTTCGTAATCGAGTCTAATTGTTTAAGATTTTTCCTAAGTCTGGATTATATGTTGAAATAGCTTTGGCAATGGCAGTTCGTTCATAAGAAATCAATATGAGCCTCATTGGGCTATAAAAGAGATATATTTGCTTAATTGTAAATATAATAAGCCATGAGAGTAAAACAAAAATAGATAGCCAAACTGTAATGATCCCAAATTGAAGAGTAAGTACAAAGGTAAAGGTAATAGGATTTTGAATCACTGAAGAATAGTCAATTGTATCTATCTGTTTTATCAATGAAAAGTAAGTATTATTATTTTTGTCTGGTGTTTGAAGAATTGAAAACATTAGTGTGATAAATACTGATATAACTACAGAGGTTATTATTGAAAAAGAAATATTAGATTTATAGTTTAGCTTATTATATCTTTTCATTAAGTAATTTACTTTTTTTGATTTTTCATCTACGGATATTCCTTTCTTATTACTGTACATAGAATAAAATGAATTAATATACTTAAACGTGAATTTAATTGTAAGGTATGTATTTTGGGTGTATTTATAATAGTGATTATAACATTTATATGGTTTGCATTTTCCTATAAAAGCTTTTTTATTTTTTGATTGAAATGAAGGTATATTTATAATATTATTTTTATTTTTGGACATTATGATTTCTCCATATGATACATAGATTCAATGCTTTTGATGTCATCACAAAATGATCTTAGGTCATCGAACGTCATGACAATCACTCTGTTTTCTTGAGCAGAGATCAGTTTTTGGCTCTGTGTTTCTCCATTGACTATAACTGCCGAAATGTTCCACCAAGAGTTCTGCCCGAACGTTCCCGCGTGTTTATGAATGTATTCTTTTATAGCGGCTTGATTTCTTCCTAATATGCAGAAATTCAGTCCATACAGAGTGTTGTCTTCTGCACTATATGGTACGAAGTCGTATTCAGACAATACGCTTTTATATTCATTGTGATTCATGGCAATAAAATACATATGCTTACATGGCAATCCGCGCTTCCTGAAATCCGGACAGCTACAGCCGTTTCCGCAGGTAAGATAAATCTTACAGCTGCTGCCTCTGATAATTCCGGTTGTTGTGTTCGGGCTGTATTTGCGAAGCTGTATTCCATTATAGCTATCAGAGGCTCTTTTTATCCTGTCGAGTTGTTCAGGGGTAGCATGTATATCTGGATTCCAATTTGTCCAACCGATTTTTCTAAAATCTTCGGTCATCATTTCAGCTATATGATTATAAACATCATTTTGCAAGCGATTTCTCTCAGAAGGAGTCATTTTAGCAATGTCGCTGTCTGTAATTTCTGAAAGATTTTTGGTGTGTAATTTAGTTGTGACCTTGGTTTTATTGGCTAGTATTAGTGCAATTCCAATAGGAATAAAAATCAGAAGTATTATAATGCCTATGGTTACGAACAAGATGAAATTGCTAACGTCATTTGGTGACATAAAAAGTCTCCTAAGTAAAATGATATTTTGTAACAAAACTAATGCTATTCGACAAAAAATGTGCTATAATCATATCAGCATTACCGGTAGTGACTTTTTGGAAAGGAGACCTCAAAATGTCTGAGAACACCAATAGCCCTGCCGAATCCGGTAGCGAACGTGAACTGACCGAGCTGGAGAAATCCATCGTCAGCGATTTCAAACAGCTTAACGAGGAAAACCAGTTAGCTGTCATAGACTTCATTTTATCGCTCCTGAAATGATTTGATATTTCTTACCCGCTACTCTGACTGCAGCGGGTTATTTTTTTTGCTGATTAGCAAGAATCCCTCTGATTTGTGCGAGAACTAGCTCCTGTTGTTCTGGAGTTAGCATTGTAATTAAAGAAATCAATGCACTTTCTGTTTCCGAGTTTAAATAGATGTACGCTTGTGGATTGTTTGTTTTTCCAAGGAGATAATCAATTGAACACTTAAAATAATCAGCTAGTTTAATTAAGGTTTCTCCATTTGGGATAGATCCACCCTTCCATTTAGTACACGTTGCATTTGACACGCCAATTTTTTTAGCAACAGCATTTGGAGATATATTATTCAAGTCACACAAAGTAGTGAAATTTTCCCAAAACATAGGCCCTCCACATTAACCAAAAATCTAGCTTAAAAACTGTGCAATAATACAAAAACTAACCAAAGTTAGAATAAATCTAAAAATAGTTATTGACAATCTAACTGTAGTTAGATATAATATAAGCAAGGTTAAAGAACTTAACCACATTATAACACATAGGATAGGTTATGTCAATAGATGTAAGCTGTAAATTGCACAAGAGACAAGGTGGTGAGAAAATGACAATTACAATGAGCGGCAAAACAATAGGCGAAAACATCAAGCTGGCGAGAATGCAGGCGGGTATCAGCCGGGCTAAGCTCGCCGAGGAACTCTGTGTTTCGGAGGTCATGGTGTACAAGTATGAAACCGATTCAGCAAACGTACACCCGCGCAAGCTTAAGAAGATTGCAGAGGTCTGCGGTGTGTCGGTCGAGGAGCTTACGGCGATAGGCGCTTGATACAACAGCTTTTTCGTAAACCGTAATGTATTTAAGGAAGGAGGTGAACCAACATGTTTACAAACAGAACCCCCGACGGCAGAAACAACATCTGCGGCATAAAGGTCAAGGAACTCCGCAAGGGATTAAGAATCTCGCAGCACGAACTTTCCAACAGACTTATCGTTAACGGTCTGGACATCGACAAGAACGCTGTACAGCGTATCGAGTCCGGACAGAGATTTGTAACGGACATTGAGATAATCTACCTCGCAAAGGTACTCAATATTTCCGTTGAAGAACTTATCAGGAGGTAAAACCAGTGCTGACAACAGCAGAACTGAACAACAAGCTCAATGAGCTTACAATTGAATACCGCAAGGTAGTTGATACCGGAAACACGACAGAGATCCTGCGCTGGGTGCTTTCGACAGCCGAATTCATCAGAGAGATGTATGAGGAAGCAATATCAGCAAAGGGAATGACAGAGAATGAGCGCGAGGCTTTCACGCTTGCGAACTGCGCAAGCGACCTTAACCGCAAAACAATAAAGGCGCTACTAATAGACCGCCTTTCGAAGGAGGCAGCACAGAAATGAACAAGAACGAGGACAAGCAGAAGGCGCTTGCAGCACTTGCTGAGGCGCTCAAATACACACGTGTAGGATCTGTAATCACATCAATCGAGGTATCCGATTCGGGCGATGCCGCGCTGGTGTATCACAAGTCCGGCGATGGTACCATTAAGGCGATGAGCGTCAACATCATCGGTGACAGCGCCCTGGGAGCAATAATGGACGTCTGCAAGGCGCTTTCAAACTGATAAGAGGCAAGCAAGTGAACAAGCCCCAATGTCATACAATGAACGGAGGTGATTATTATGGCACGACCGACCCCGAAAGAAATACTGGAACTCAAGCCGCATATCGTCGAGCACGTCTACGATGAGAACGGAAAAGAGATCGGGTGGATAGCAGACAACTTCGTAGTTCAGACGCAGAAAGAAGTTGATGATATTCTCAAGGAACTCGGCAGGATCTGGGGCGAATCGTGCGCCCGTAAAGCCCGCGAAAAGCAGCTTGCCTCAAAGCCCTGACATTACGGCAAGCCATAAGAAAGGAGAAATTATGCCTAACTATTTTGGAAAGCAAAGGCTCGTTCGAATCCTTTACAATTATCTGGAGTGGACAGCTCCGGAGAAACTCGCAGAACTTAAGCGCGAACTCAAAGAAGCAGGCGAATACAGAAAGTACGAAATCAAGTACACGAAGCGCCGGGGCGACGAGTGGCTCAAGGCTCATATTTACTTTGATCGTATCGAATATCGCTTTGAGATGCATGCTTGGGGGAAAGAATCCAAGCGCGTTACCCTCATCGAAAAGAAAGTCATTGGTGACTACGACGACGAGAGCATTACGCAAACTTTTGCCGGAACCGCCCACTATGACGAGAACTTTAACCCGGTGGATACAGACACATCACATTGCAGTGATTTGCTGGCTTTGCAATCAATTGCAAAAGTCGGACAAGCTTCGTAGCAATATAAGGACGGTGAACAAGATGAGGAAAAACAAAAGGCGCACAAGGGTCGAAACAGTACTCAAGTACGCGATAATCACGATGTGCGGATTGATCCTCTTCACGCTGGCGAACGATTCCGCAAATGCCGAACGCATATCCAACAGCGTGGGTGGCGAGGCAGTGTTCGTTCTTCTGCCGGTGCTGTGGTGGGTCATTGAGAGAACAATAAAGGATTCGGTTGCGGAAGCCAGGAAAGCCAAGCGCAACAGAAATGAGAGGACATGGCGATGAGCGAGAAGAAAACGCTGCACAATGTGTGGCTCATACAGGACAAGGTTCCAATTGATGAGTCGGCGGACAATGTTCCGGTCGATGATCCTGATGACTCTGAGAGAAAACCCAAGTATTTTGCTGGACTGGCAATAAGCGAAGTCACCGGGAACCAGGTTTCAAGGTTTGAACCGCTTTCCGCTGCTACTAAAGTATATAAGAATGAGAAAGGTGCGAAAATAGGCGCGCGCATGGCGGACAAGTACTATGAAAGTCCGTTCATTACCCCGGTGTTCGTTGAGTACGCGGAGTTTGATGTGCCGGAAGAACCGCTGAAGCCCTCAACCCCTGCTCCGAAGGAGCCGCCGGCGCGTACTCCTTTGTCGGCTGTCCCTGAAAGCGAACTTGGTGGTTGGATTGCGCTGGACAAGCTTTGCGGCAACTATCCGCTGATGCTGCGGAAAAAGGTCGGCACCATTTTCCGTTTTGCAATCGCTTTCAGCGAAAATGATATCCGTTACTTGCCTGCCGAAGAAATTTTCGCCTGGACGCGGTACTTTGAGGAATGCACCAGCTTCGTAGTTGGCAGGATCCGCAACCGCCGCATAGCCGAGGGCAAGGACCCGGACGGCGCTGACGACTGGAAGAAAGGCGTTACATAATGGCTGTTCAGATATGCCCTATATGCAAGAAGGGCGAAGACCATGAAGTTGGTTCATGGGTAAGATGTCCGCGATTTGCAGCGCCTGTATGCATGGAGCACTGCAACGAGTGCAGGTTTTTCAGCGGATACGAAACATCGGTAGTTCACTGCTACTTTGGCAGCAAGGACGAGCCGAACACAAAAAAATAAAGCCTTGAGCAAAGACTCAAGGCTGAAACAAAACAGGGAAATGAATTAAAAATATCCTACTTAAATTATACATCATTTCCCTTTAAAAGTCAATAGGGAGTTTTCAAAAAAAGCGGCGGTAGAGCCGCTTTGACGGCCTTGTAATGAGTATTAACTTTTCGGACATTTCATTCTTCAAGCGGAAAACTCCCTCGACAGTCAGGGGGAAATGATAGTGAGACGGAATTTTATCCGGGAAAAGGCATTCGACGCTCGGAACAGTCGATACAAAGAGGTGGAGCTTTTCGAGTATTCGGAGGAAGAGCAGGAAGCAGTAAGGCAGAGGAGGAAAACACGCACCAGGGCTTCTCCTCCTAAAATCAAGAGTCTTAATGACAAAAACAGCCGAAAGCACTTCCGATGGCTCTTGTTCAACAACTTTGTCGAGGGTGATTATCTTGTTTCCCTGACATTTGACAATGAGTACATACAAAAGAGCATTTCTGAACGTAAGAGGGAGTTTACCAATTACATAAAGTGCTTAAGGCGTTTGTATGTTAAGAACGGTCTTGAATTAAGGTACTTATATGTGATTGAAGGCGTGAACGACGAAGCACGCTTCCATTATCACCTGGTTGTCAATAGCGGGAACGGTAAAGTTACAAGAGATGAGGTTGAGCGGCTGTGGAAGTGTGGCGAACATACGAACAGCAAGCGTTTGCAGGTAGACAGTGATGGTACCTTTACCTCTCTTGCAGTCTACTTGATGAAGTCCAAGGATACAAAGAAGAAATGGGAACGCAGCTGGAATGGTTCGCATAACCTCAAACGTCCGGAAATCACCACCGATGATAACAAGGTATCAAGAAAGACCATGCGGAAGATTCAAGACGCTGCACGAAACGACGAGGTCAGAGTGATCATGAGCAAGGTATATCCGAAGTTCAAGGTCATTGATTATGAGATTGGTCAAAACCCTGTCACAGGTCGGGATTATGCAAGGTTCAGAATGATCAGGCTCGAGTAGAGCCAGATACAAACGAATTCAGCAGTAATGCGGGTTCAGGCAACAAAACAGGTCAATTACCCCGGACACGAGCGGCGCAAAGCCCAAAAAGCCGCGCGAAATCAATCGGGGTGCTATATAGGAGGAATTTTATGAACAGCGAAACGCTTAAGCAGCTCGGAGAACCGAGCAACGATATGGAGCGTGAGATATTTGAGTATCTCACTGCTTGCAGTGACCCAGAACTTGATACGCGAATTCTTGAAAAGAAACTCAGCTTAGAGGGGTGTTTAGAGTTTTGCTTCAAGAAAGGCAAGGCTAATGAGGTCAAGGTCAAGAATTACGGTATATCCAAGATATCAGAAGAGCAGCATTGGAAGTGGGTTCGTGGATATTTCGGCATAAAAGAAGAAAGTGTGTCAGCAGGAAAGCCGCTGCCGATCCCTGTGCAGATGAGCGCAAAGAAACCTGTCATCAGCTTTGATGACCTTCTTTAAGGTGGTGCTGGTATGATAGCATACAAGGAACTGTCGGGAACGATGTTCACCGAGAACATCACCTTCAAAATGAAAGCATCAAAGTCAAGATATAGCAGGAATTATGAATCAACAGGTGTGTATACTGCTGAAACGGTATTCACTAAAAAGCATACTTGCGTCTTATCCGTATGCCTCTATTTACCCACGGAAAAAGAAAATGAATGGACGCTGGGGGAGAGGCATTTTCTTACCGAGAACGGGGAAATGGCAAGCGAGGCGTACCTCGGTGATGGCGCATTCAAGCGTGGTGAGTTCAAGATAGGCAATGGAAATGTTTCGACACGATGGGGCTACGATTGGTATTGCAGTTTTTCATGGACTTTACGGAGCGGTTTCGCAGACGCATATGCGTTTCCATATGGTGATGCAGATAAGACAATAGGAGATTTCCTGAAACGGTTTGACGCTTTTGCAGGATATGATGTACATAATTCCGACTTCAATCCAAAAAGTATGTTAAGCTGGTTAGCGGATTATCAGGTTGATTTCTTCAACGATAAAATCAAGAAAGCCACACAGCGCCGCAATGCTAGGGTAAGGGATCTTATGTATCCATATTCCGACACCCCTGAGGATATGAAGAAATGGATATTCACCGAGCGGCTCAAATTAGCTCCGTGGTTTTACAGCTACTCTCACAAGCATACTCAGAAGGGCAAGTGCTCTGTATGCAAGAACGAATCACAATTGGACGGAGTTAGGGATTACGCCAAAAGAATATGTCCTGTGTGCGGAGCAGAAATTCAGTGTATTAATATACGCGCAAAACGTTATACAGCATATTGCGCCAAGAAGATAGACTGGGCGAACAGCTGTGACACTGTATATCATCAGATATTATCGGATGGTAAGTTCCTTAGCCGATACTTCTTTTCTATAACACACTATGAGTATGACATTGACACCGGCGAAATAAACAGAAAAGATGAATTAACCGAATACCGCCGTGATTTTTGGGAAATTGTTCGTGAACAGCAAATTGCAGCGCTTGACTCGGTTTATGAAAAGAGAGCTGAATGGGAGAAAGTTAGTCGGAGATCTATTCGGTATGTTAAGCTCGGAGCATGCTGGCCGGGAAATCTCGTTGAACTGGTGCACGCAACTGGGATACCAACTATACAGAACATGGACATTGCACCTCTTTGTGCAAAGTGGGGCAGGCACATCATAGAATTGCTGAATGGCTTGAAAACGGCTCCCGTTGTAGAAAACCTTGGTAAAGAGGGTTTACACAGTCTTGCAGAGTCAATTATTTATGGTTATGGCGCTGCGGACGGGCTTGGAGTATGCTCTTCAAACAAGCCGTATAAATACCTCGGAGTGAGCAAAACAATTCTTCCTTTTTTCGCTGAAATTGATGTTTCTGTTTTTCAGGTAAAAGTGTGGAGAGAACTTGGACTGACGGAAAAAGACATTAAGGCATTTTGTAAGCTTTGTAGCGAATGCGCTGAGCATTTAAGTGCGGTTTCAAAGATTATGCTTAAATATCGGTTACCCATTGTTCGTCTTAGCAACTATCTTGAAAAGCAGCGGACCAAAATGCACCGTAAATCCGGTGTAGATGTTTTCTTCATAGATTATGTCGTGGCAGCGGAGAAACTTGGATTTGACCTTACTGGCAATCGCGAATTATTCTTTCCTCAGGACATAAAGAGGGAACATGACAGGTGCAATGACCTGGTATTCATCAAGGAATCTACGGTTCAGAATGAACATTTGCAAAGAAGAACGAAACTGCTTGAGCGGCTTTCATACAAGGATAAGAAGTTTATTATTCGACCGCTGAGGTCAATGGAGGACTTTATCAATGAAAGCAATAAGCTGGATCATTGCGTAAAGACTTATACCAAGCGGTGTGTTGAAGGAACTGCAAACATTTTCGGACTAAGGAAAATTGATGAACCAGATGAACCGTATTTTACTGTAAATATAAGCAGCGACGGTAGGCTCATTGAAAATCACGGTCTTCACAACGTCTTGCCGACTTCAGAGGTCAAAGCCTTTGTTGATAAGTGGCTTAAGGTTGTAACTAAACGGTTGGAAAAGGAACCGATTGATGCATCCGAGAAGGAAGAAACCACACAGAATATACGAATAGGAGTGTAACACATGAAAACATGCCAGTATTACAAGGGCACCGAGCAAGTCGGTGCTGATTCGACAAGAATCCTCTGCTCATACATGGCGAGCGGCGGAAAAGTTTTCAAGAACAATGACCCGGAAAGTGCGGCTCTGATACAGTGCTGCTGGCACGCTGAGAAAGCGGAAAAGGAGTGTCCGCTTTGGAACGTTGAAACGGCGGACACCATTCTGGACAAGCCGGATGCAGTTCCGAATGACGAGGGCGAAGATGTTGACGGAATCGAATTCAACGAAGGTGAAAAGCTTCAGATGCTTGCGGACGGATTCCGCAAGATGAGCAAGACGTGCCCCTACTACTCCAGCGAATATGGCAAGGTTGAGGTGAACTATCTCGGCGCTATGGAATTCGAATGTGAACACACCAAGATGATATTCGCAGAGGAAAGCAAAGCCAGCGAATGGCTTGAAAGCTGTTGCTCGGCACCGGAAAAGTGCTATCACTACCGTAAGGCTAAGGAAGAGGAGGGACAGCCAGTGGAACAGCAGACATTCACGACGGAAATCGCAGAAAACATGGATACACAGGTATCCTCGGAGCGCAAGAAAATGGCAATAGAATTGACCAGCAATATAGTGGTTAAATATGAAATTGCTCGAAAATGTATCTTTGAAATAGCACGAGATTTAACCCGTGTAAAGGAAGAGCGCCTTTTTATAGAGATGGGAGTAGGGTCATTCGATGAATATTGCCAGAAGGTGGCTGGATTCGGAGATCGTCAGGGACGTAATTTCATCAACATATATAAGCGCTTTAGCGAGGAAGAAATCAACGAATATAAGCACCTGGGGTCTACCAAGATGGCGTACATGGCGGAGCTTGATGATACTGACCTCGGAGAACTAATGGCTACTCATGATTTGGAAAGCGTAACGACCAGGGAGCTTAGAAAGTTAGTCGATGAATACAAGAACAAGTATGAACAGATTACGCTGCTGCTTGACGAGGAAAAGAGCAAGAACGCTGAAAGCACCTCGCTTGAATCACAGGTTGAAGATCTGAGAAAGCAGCTCGAGGCGGCACATCAGGCCAACGAGGACATGGAGTCCGGCGCACTTAATGCGGAAAAGCGCTTTGAGGAGCAGAAAGCCGCCCTGCTTAAGGAAAATGAAGTGCTTTCAGAGCAGATCAGGGAGCTTGAAAGCCGACCGACTGAAAAGGCAGAAATCTCCGAGGAAGAACGGAACGTACTCATTCAGCAGGGACGCGATGAAATGTGTAAAGAAAAAGACGAGGACTGGAGCAACGTCGTTGAACTGGCAAGAAAGACGGCGACCCGAAATACAGAGAAGAAATTTACTGAGGAAATCAACAGCCTCAAGACTCTGAACGACGAACTGCGCAAGGTCGCTGACGGTGCCAAGGAGTCCACGAAGAAGTACAAGGACGAGGTTGAAAAGCTGAAAGCCGAAAATGCTGCTTTGCAATCGACTGCACAGGTGGGCGAAACTCCTGCACCTGCTCCGACGAGCGGCGCACGGGATAAGGTAAAGTTCTACTTTAAGCAGATAGAAACAGCATTCACCGCCGTGACACAGGCTGTTTCCGAGGCTGACGCCGAAGAACGCACCGAACTTACAACGGCGCTGAAAAAGGCACTTGAACGCATGAGCGCCACGCTTGAGCAGACCGAATGATAAAAATGATTGTTTTCGGGCAGGAGCTTCCCTGCCCGGATATAATCGGTTGAAAAGGTGAGAAATCGTGAAGAAAATCAATGATAACACGAACAGTTGCGGTCACTGCAAATATGCTTTTGTCAAGAAGTTTGGCACAAGCGTATATTGCCAGATACGCGATGATATGCTGAAAGGTATCAGCTCAAAAGCCTGTGAAAAGTTTGAAGAACGCCCTGATAAAGTGGAGGAAAGAAAATGGTGACGAGTGATAACTTACGGCTAACGATGAATATGTTTGCGAAAGAGGTACACCAGAATGCCGTTGACCATGGATGGTGGGGCGATCCGCGCAGTTTCGGAGAATTGATAGCCCTTTGCCATGAGGAGCTTTCCGAGGCGCTGAGAGAATACAGAAACGGGCATCAGCCGAACGAAACATACCATGGCGAGGACGGCAAACCGGAGGGAATCCCTACGGAACTTGCTGATGTTATCCTCCGCGTTCTGGATATGTGCGGACACTATGGCATAGATATTGGCTCTATGCTTGCCGAAAAGAACGAATACAACAAAGCACGATCGTTCAAGCACGGAGGAAAGGTGATATGAGTAAACACGGTGATATAAACTGTTGTCCAACAGTTGAGACAAAGGCGGACGGCACAAATTGGCTTGAAAAGACCCACGAAAGCTATAACAATTACTACAAAACTTATTATGCGGCGTGGTGCAGAAAGTCGGGATTGCCGATGCTGAATTCATCTTGTTGGGAGCGAATCCAGGCTGAGAAACTATATACGGTCAGCCGTGCCAAAAAGGAACACGTTTGCATTGATAAGAGTAAAGTGTGCGGATGGTTTCGTCTTTGGCATGGATATGTTCCTCTGTTCAAAGCGGTAAGATGACATTGAGGAGTGAACAAAATGTGCAAGCGTAAAAATCATTACGTTGATAGGATACCACATTCCGAAGATGAACACATTGCTGAACTCTATCAATCTGGTATGTCGATAATTCAGATCGCGGCAAAATACAAGTGTTCATTATCATTGATTGGTGACAGATTAGACAGCGTAGGAATTCAAAAAAGACAGAGTGACTGCATAAATATAGGTTTTTCATTGGTTCCAGACGATTGTGACCCACCAGAAAGTTGCTTCAACTGCAAATATCCGGATTGCCGTATGCAGAATAGTCCTCGAACCCTCAAAGAAAAAAGCTATATAAAGGGTGCAATGAAATGACAAATCACGAACGTTTTATGAGAATTCCACCCAAAGCGCTTATCGAAAAGAATTTTGCGTGGCACATGGTATTCTGTTCTTTCGTTGAAGAAAATCAGAAATATTGTGCCAGAATGAAACCTAACATTACCATTTGCCGAAAGTGCGTCAATGAGTGGTTGAGCAGGAAAGATGAAAGTGGGATGAGTAATCATCAAAGACTTTTTTCCATGAATTCTACAGAATTAGCGTTGGAGTTGGACGTTGCCGGATGTGCTCTAGTACCAGATAAACATAAACAATGTGATGGTAATGCGGAAGGCAATATGTGCTCATATTGCCTTTACAGATGGCTGGAAATGGAGGAAGAAAAGTGACATACGGTTATATAAGAGTTTCGTCAGACAAACAGACCGTTGAAAATCAGCGCTTTGAAATAAATAATTTCTGCAAGCGCGAGGGACTTAAAGTCGACGGCTGGATAGAAGAAACGATAAGCGGAACGAAAGCATACAATAAGCGCGAACTGGGGAAATTACTTAAAAAGGTTCAGAAAGGTGATCTTATCATCTGTGCCGAGTTATCACGACTTGGAAGAAATCTGTTCATGATCATGGAGATACTTAACATCTGTATGACAAAGGAGTGTAAAGTCTGGACCATTAAGGATAATTATCGGTTAGGCGATGATATTCAGAGCAAGGTGCTTGCATTTGCTTTTGGGCTTTCAGCAGAGATTGAGCGAAACCTTATAAGTCAGCGAACTAAAGAAGCGCTTGCACGAAAACGCTCAGAGGGAGTTGTCTTAGGCAGACCCCAAGGTGCTAAAAGCTCGCATACTAAGCTTTCTGGAAAGGAAGAGGTGATTAGGGAGTTAGTCGCGCGGGGTGTTTCAAAATCTGAAATCGCGAAAATATTCAAGGTAAATCGTGACACTGTAAGCAAATTTATAAAAAATAACGGCTTGGAGCAGGAAGGAAATTAATACAATGAATGAACGTAAAAACTGACTGCTGACGAGCGGCAACGCGTTTACATCAAGTTTGGTGGTCACTGCGCTTATTGCGGCTGCGACATCACAATCAAGGATATGCAGGCAGATCATGTTGTTCCGCTGCACCTTGGCGGTGCTGACAACATCTCAAACCTCTATCCTGCTTGCCGCGCCTGTAATCACTACAAGTCCACGTTTACTATGGAGAAGTTTCGGGAAATGATACGGCGTGCGCCGGCGGTGCTTATGAAAAACAGCGCAACATACAGGAACCTCGTCCGGTTCGGGCTAATTAAGCACCCGGAAAAAACTGTGTTGCGGTTTTATTTTGAAAGGGAGTGAGCGAGAATGACAACAGAAGAAGCAATCAAAATCATACGCAGGAAAACAAGCATTCCCGAAAATAGAGAAATCTTTGAGATTATTGAAAAGGCTTACGATATGGCTATCGAAGCCCTCGAAAAGCAGATATCCAAGAAACCTATCCAAAACCGCAATGAAGGAATACGATACACAAGCACCTATTCTTGCCCCAGCTGTGGAGGCAGATTTTCTGGAACAGGGATAGCCGATTACTGCTACCATTGCGGGCAGGCTTTAAAGTGGGATGATATGTTCCGGGAGTGTTTCGGCGAGAATTACATTGATGATGAGGTAGAGAAATGAGTGAACACATAACGCGCGAACGCGCATTGGATAAATCGTGTGGGAGGTGATTAAGAGTGAAAGGAGAACTTAAGATACAGCGTGACCCGACCAGAAGAAAGTTCCGGTGTCCAGTATGGACTGTTACGCTTTTTGCGTGGGAGTTCCCACTCGATAAATTCAGAAAGCGCGTTGTGGCCGCAATACGTAAAATGGACGGGTTTGTCGGGTGGTGTGATCCCAAGGTGTTCTTCCATGAAGATGACAGAGGGATGCTTTATTTCGCACTTTTTGACAGCCAGGCACATGCAGAAGCTGCAAGAGATTTGATTCGTGCCGAGTTTCCGCAGCAGAGCGTCGGCGCAAATTGCTGCTTACATTATGCTGCAAAGGAACCTATCAAGCGGGAGTCCGAAAGTGATACGGGATTTACAGAATTCCTTGCAAAGATGATTCAGAATTCCGTAAATGAAGGTACCAAGCATAATGAGTAAAAAGCGATGCCATTTCTGCGAAGATTTCGCAATGCTGAAAAGCAAGGGTGATACTCCATCGGAAATAAAGTCGGTGTATTTAGCAACGCTGGTAAGAAAGTTAATGGCAGGGTTAAAAGCTGGTGCGACTATGGCAGTTACAAGCTGAGATTTTGTCCGGAATGCGGTCGGAAAATTGAACAGGAGGGACAATATGAATAACGACGAAAACGGGTATTACATGCCAATATACATGTGCAAGCTTTGTGGTGAAATCCTTGTAGGCGTAAAAGAGAAAATTACAGACAAGCACTTGGCAATTAGCATCACAGATGCAGTTGGTTGTCTTGGCAAAGGAGCATTTTCATGTGTGAGAAGAAAAACACCTCACACATGTGATGACGGTAGCATTGGCATTGCTGATCTAATCGGAATGAAGTATTTCAAGGAACAGAAATCATGAGCGAATACATAACCATAGGAGATTGCGCCGCGATATTCCAAGGTCGCAACCTAGACAAAGCCAAGCTGAACACCGAGGGCAAGGGAATCCCCTACATTGTTGGAGCGTCCTGCATGCAGAACGCCCGGCTGAAATGCGAAAAGTACTGTGAAAACTTCGAGAACGAAACAATATCCAAGTTGGGGGATATACTCGTTTCGACCGTTGGAACGCTCGGAAAGGTCGCGATAAACGATATAGGCGACTGCGTCCTTTCCCGGCATGTCTGCGCAGTGCGATTCGTTCCGGAAATATTGCCCGAATACGGTCTGCTGTGCCTCTTGGCGTCGCTGGAATTGTGCATACCGCCTGACGATGGCACACAGACGGGCTTTTCTCGAAAGCTCGATTGCTCAGAGATCGAGAAATTACCCTTGGTATACATCGTTCCCGATAAGCAGCGTGAAACAGTTGAGAAGATGGTGCTGCTTGCATCATCATTCCAGAATATGAAGTCAGTAGACAAGCTGGAGAATATGCCGGACAATCCAATCGAGTTGGCGGGTTGGTTTAAGAAAAGAGCTTCCAAACTCATCAAGGAACAGAATCGTGCTCTTGATGAGATAGTAGCAACCATCAAATCCGGGTGGGACAACGCCCCCGAGGAAATAATACAGCTTATGTTGGAGGATATAAAGACATGAGAATTGACAGTGCAATAATTGAAGTGCTTGCAAAAGCAGAGGTGAGCGGCAACACGCTGCGCCTCACAGAACAGCTTGACCGAAAGACATATCAGCAGGTAAGCAAGGTGCTTTCGGCAATCGGCGGCAAATGGAACAGCTCCAAGAAGTGCCACATCTTTGCCAACGATGTAGAGGATATCCTGCAGAGCATTATCCTCACTGGCGAATACACCAGCGAGAAAGCAGAATATCAGTTCTTTCCGACCCCGGACGAGCTTGCCGCCGAAACAGTAAGGCTGGCACACATCACGCCTGACGATGTGTGCCTTGAGCCCTCGGCAGGCAGAGGAGCAATCGCCAAGTATATGCCTGGCTGTGACTGTGTGGAGCTTAATTCGAAAAACCGCGCTTTCCTTGAAGAACAGGGGTTCAAACTGGTGCATGATGATTTCATGACGTTCGAACCGGACAAGCAGTACAGCGTGATTGTTATGAATCCGCCGTTTGCCAAGCAGCAGGACATTATCCACGTCACCAAGGCAATCCACATGGCTACACGTTGCGTTGTCGCAATTATGTCGGCGTCGATTCTGTTCCGGACTGATAAGCGCACGGCGGAGTTCCGCGCTCTTGTGGAAAACTATGGCGGTACCATTGAGCCGTTGCCGGAAAGTTCGTTCAAGGAGAGCGGCACAGCTGTGAATACCTGCAGAGTAGTTGTAAGCAAGGTTTAAAACTAAATCTTAGAAAGAAGGTGATATAATTGAGTTTCGCAGAAATCTTAGAGCAGAATATAAATCACACCTTATTAAGGTTTCCAGTAGCTTCAGTGGAAGTGAAGCTCTCAGAGCCGACAGTTACACCGCTAAGTGAGTTAGTGAACATATCGGCTATATGTGAATCGGCTGAGAGGAATACTGCTGCTCCATACGATCTTCTGAACGTTAGACGGCTTGTGTGTCTCTTGGCAAAGCCAAGAACTACAACGCTTGAAACGCTGCTTGCTGTCGATTTTTTAATCAATATAGATTACATATCTCGGTTTTGCATTTTAGGTTCAGCAGAGCGCGATAAGCTGATCGAGCGAATCGTATATGTTTCCGAGCGCTATAATGTTTCGCTTGCAAAAGTGGTTAATTTTGTTAAGTACCAAGTCTATATGGGGCAACAGCTCGACATTGCTCTTGTGGAGGCAGAAAACTTGCTGACTAATCAATCACAAAAGGAGGAGGACACATGATAATCAAGAAACTCGCAAAGCTTGTGAAAAAGACACATTACCTTGGCATAACTTCCACGACCAACGAGCAGTCACAGCAGTGGCTCGGAGGAAACTGGGGTCTTTACGACATTTCCGATTTGCCGTCAATAACGTATGAACAGGCTTGTGCCATGTTCGATTTCAGTGCAAAGACAATCGACAAGACATGGGACGATAACGACGGAGCATGGATACTTGCCAAAAAGGTTGAAACGGCCTGCAAATTCAGAAGATTTGAAGCAGACGAAATCGAAATACACTCGACATTCTTCGGAGATGAAGAGATGAAAGTCGTTGTCGACAAAGACCAGACTGCGTTTGCGTTTATTCCCGCTGAGCTGCTTTCGCCCGTCGTTGAAACAGAATATACACAAAAGGTGCTTATTCAGGGCGAGGACGATGCTACATATCTGCTTGTATACAACGGTTTACAGTTGGTTGCAATGATTCCGTCACTTCGTATTCCGAAAGGAATGGTGGACTCCTGGCAGGAATCGCAGACCAAGATTTACAACTGCATGAGCCTTTATCTGAATACTTTGGCAGCTGAGGAGGAACGAAGAGCGGCAAGCGATTCCGAGGTCGAACATCAGTATACGTTCGATGAGAACGAGGACACGGAGGACGAGGAAGATGCTGAATAACGAAATAGGAAGTCAGTTGAAAAATTTACGAGAAAGCAAAGGCTTAACCATTGAGCGGGTAGCCTATGCGGTTGATGAAACTCCTAGCGAGGTCGAGTTTTGGGAGAGCGGCAAGCTCAAGCCCTGCGCCGATGCGAAGAGAAAGCTGGAGTTCCTGTTTAGCTGTTTTGGTGACGATCACAAGGAACTTGCAAAGGTAAACGAGGAAAACTATTCCGACTTTTTCAATTATCCAGAATGCATTGACGTTCCTGAAAATTTCCCATCTTGGCTCAAGGCACACGGCTTTTTCGCTGCCCCAGCCTCACTTGGACATCATGGAAACCAGCGCGGTGGGCTTTATATACACTCTAGGCAAGTTGCAGTCGAATTGGAGAAATATACGCGAAACTTCGGATTGCAGTGGAACGACAGCAGGAGCGCTTGGCTCGTCGGAATGTTCCATGACCTTTGCAAGGTCGATGATTACTGCTACAACTGGTCCGGCGACAAGTGGGAATGGAACAAGAACCAGATACTCACAGGTCATGGTGAAAAGTCCCTGATAATGCTCCAGCGGCATATTACCCTCACTGAACAGGAGATAGCGTGTATTCGCTGGCACATGGGGTCGTTTACAGACCAGAAGGAATGGGAGTATTACGGCAGAGCGGTCAAACGGTACCCGGCTGTACTCTTTACTCACACTGCTGATATGTACGCGTCGCGCGTTCTGGGGGTATAAATGCAGCACATAGAAGATAACGAACAGATGATACTTATTCGCTGGGCGCAGTTCGAAAGCGGCAGACACCCCGAGTTGTCGTTGCTGTTTCATGTCCCGAACGGCGGCAAGCGCAGCAAGGTCGAAGCTGCAAGGTTTAAGGCGATGGGAGTGCAGGCGGGTGTTCCAGACCTGTTCCTCCCTGTTCCGCGCGGCGCTTATCACGGACTGTTTATCGAGATGAAAGCTCCCAAGGGGCGGACGTCTAATGCACAGAACACTTGGATAGAAAAGCTGAAGAGCAACGGATATGCTGTCAAGGTGTGCTATGGATTTGAGTCAGCTCAACAAACGTTGCTCTCATACCTTGACGAAAAATAGCTGTTTGCAATCAATTTCAACAAGGAGGTGTAGCTTATGGCTAAGAAGAGAAACTGCAGGCGGACGCCGGAAGAGGCAAGCATACACGAGGAGGCTGTAAAACTCCGCAAAATGACTGATGCTCAGCTTGTCGAAAAGGTTCGCTCTGCGTCTGCAGCGGCAAGTAAGATGCCTGCAGCACAGGTATCTTCGGCAAAGAGTGCCGCTGAATTCCTCGAGGCATTCGCAAATGCCAATATTCCGGGCGTGGGGAAGATAACACTCAAGAAGATGAAAACATTCGCAAAAGACAACGGATATCTTTAATAAAGGGGATTGGACGATATTATGACGGTAGAAGAATTAAATAAATATTACCTGCTGGAGGACGCTATTCGAGATGATAAAGAGAGAATTGCGAGGATTGAAGCAAAACTCTGTGGTTCCAGCGTCTTCGATACGAGCGGTGTTCCGAAGAATCCTACGCCGCGCAACCATACCGAGGACAGCTTTATCGAGCTGGCACACCTCAAGACAGAGCTTGGCAATGAGGTCAAGGAGTATGAGGCTTTGAAAGTCAGGATCGAGCGGTATATCGCACGTATCACCGACCTGCTTATTAAGCGCATCATGGAGAAGCGAGTTCTCAAGCATAAAAGCTGGAGGACTGTTGCGGAGGAGCTCGGTGGGGGGAACACCATCGACTCCGTCAAGAAGATGTACTATCGCTACATATCGGACAATCCTGATTAAGTTGTCACCAATGTCCCCCATGTCCCGTCCAATGCGTGATATAATGAAAACATAATCAGATGCAATGCACTCCTCAATTTTTGCGTTCTCGCCCGGCGCAATATAAAATTGAGGAGGTTTTATGTTACCCAGGAAAAAATGTGAAGAAATCAAAGCGGTTGAGATGCCGCCTATCAAGGAGTATCTGAAAGAGATACAGCGCGACGGCAGCGAACTTGGAGCCGATGAGGTGTTAAAGGACACGCTCAAATGGCTTGATTCGCGCGGGATGAAGAACGCTGTATCAATGCAGATGGTCGAGCAGTATGCATTCTCCGTGGCTCGATGGATACACCTTGAGCGGCTTATCTCAAAGTATGGCTATATCGCCAAGCATCCGACCACCGGTGCACCTATTCAATCTCCGTATGTAGTGATGGCTCAATCTTACATGAAACAGGTCATCGCGATACGGAGTGAAATCAATCTTCAGCTTAAAGAATCACGTCCCGCGCCGACGACGTACGTTCGGGAGGTGGTTTACGGTGAGTAACGAACTGAACTATTACCTTGCGGACGTGGAGGAGCTTATCCCCTATGCGCGAAATGCCAGGACGCATTCCTCTACACAGATAACACAAATTGCCGCGTCAATAAAAGAGTTCGGGTTCCTCGCCCCTATCGTCATTGCCGAGGATAACACGATTTTGTGCGGTCACGGCCGCTTTTATGCCGCACAAAAGCTAGGCCTAAAGAAAATACCCTGCGTCAAGGAATCACACCTCACCGAGGCGCAGAAACGCGCATATATCATCGCAGACAATAAGCTGAGCATTAACGCAGGCTGGGATGATGAGTTGCTTGCTGTGGAGCTGTCAGACCTGCAAGGCGAGGGCGTTGACCTATCCATCACAGGTTTTGACGAAAAGGAACTTGCGGACTTATTCGATGATAAAAGCAAATCTGATGTTGAAGATGACGGGTACGACCTGTCAGCCGCATTGGAGAAAGCGGCATTTGTACAGCGCGGCGATATCTGGACGGTAGGCAGACACCGCCTGATGTGCGGCGACGCCACCAGCGCCGATGATGTTGCCGCACTGATGGGTGGCAAGCGCGCGAACCTGCTCCTGACAGACCCGCCGTATGGCGTATCGTTCAAATCATCGAGCGGCTTGACCATTCAGAATGACAGCATAAAGGACGAAGATTTCTACAGCTTCCTTAAATCGGCTTTCAGCGTGGCGGTCGACTGCCTCGAAAAGGGAGCGGCGGCATACATCTTCCATGCTGATACGGAAGGACTGAATTTCCGCCGGGCTTTCGTTGACGCTGGCTTTCATCTCGCTGGCTGCTGTATCTGGGTCAAAGATAGTCTGGTTTTAGGTCGGAGTGACTATCAATGGCAGCATGAGCCGGTTCTGTATGGATTCTTGCAAAACGGCAAGCACTCATGGTATTCCGACCGAAAGCAGACCACCATCTGGAACTTTGCCAAACCCAAGAAGAACGCGAACCACCCTACCTCGAAGCCCCTTGACCTTTTATCATACCCCATTCAGAATTCCTCACAGGAAAATGCTATCGTGCTTGATACGTTCGGAGGGAGCGGCTCAACGCTTATGGCGTGCGAGCTGACAAACCGGATATGCTATACGATGGAGCTGGACGAGAAGTACGCTTCTGTTATCCTGCGGAGATACGTTGATGATACTGGACGCTCCGACGATGTATTTGTCGAACGTGCCGGCGAAAGAATCCCATATGCTTCACTTGCAAAGGCGGTGGAGCATGAGTGAACTAACTTTAGGCAGTCTATTTGATGGCAGCGGCGGCTTTCCCCTCGGAGGAATGCTTGCGGGAATAATTCCGCTGTGGTCCTCGGAAATAGAACCGTTTGCCGTCCGTGTCACAACAAAGCGACTGCCTCAAATGAAGCATTTCGGCGACGTGTCTGCGCTAAACGGTGCGGAACTACCGCCTGTCGATATTATCACATTTGGCAGTCCGTGTCAGGATATGAGCATTGCCGGAAAGAGGAGCGGCTTGGACGGTGCACGTTCCAGCCTGTTCTATGAGGCAGTCAGGATAATCAAGGAAATGAGGTGTGCAACAAATGGCAAATACCCGCGATACTGCGTGTGGGAGAACGTTCCCGGAGCATTCAGCTCAAACGGCGGTGAGGACTTTCGGTGCGTCCTCGAAAGCCTGTGTAAAATCAAAGATGAAACCGTTTCTGTTCCTCAATATGAGGGATGGACAACAGCGGGATATATCATGGCAAAAGACTTCTCCATTGCCTGGAGAGTCCTTGACGCTCAATACTGGGGAGTACCCCAGCGAAGAAAACGCATCTACCTTGTCGCAGATCTTGATTCCGAACGCGCCGGAAAGATACTGTTTGAGTCAGAAGGCGTGTCGGGGTATTCTTCTGAGAGCTTCCGCGCGTGGCAAAGAACTGCCGCCGCTGCTGAGGGCGGCATTGGAGCGGCAAGCGGGGGCTTAATGAACGCTGCCGGCTTTTGCGCGGAGCATTCGGCGAAAGCACGTGGAATCGGCTACGAGGAAGAAACCTCGCCCACGCTCCGCGCTGGGACGATACCAGCAACTGTCTACGAAAATCATTCACAGGACACACGGTATACCGGACCGCTTGATGTCGCTCCAACAGTAAGTTCGACCTATGGAATGGGCGGGAACAATCAGCCGTTTGTTGTGACCAAAGAAACGAGATGTTTTGATGTAAGATTTACCTCCGAGGGAACAAAGAATGCCAGGCATAATTGCTATGAAACTACTACGTCGCGGACAATAGATACCGGCGGTAATGCGCCGGACTCCAACCAAGGCGGGGTTGCTGTTGTATCCGTTCAAGGCTCGATGATAGGCAGGTCGGACAAGAACGGTCCGAAAGGCAGCGGAGTGAACGAGGACGTTTCTTTCACGCTGAATGCTACCGACCGTCACGCTGTAGCTTTTTCTCCAGCGCGGGTGTACAGCACGAGCAAGAACTCATACCACACAGAAGCTACCGAGAATGTTGCAGGCACTCTTGTGGCATCTGATTATAAGGATCCACCGACCGTTGCGGAAGAACCTCAATACATCGTCCGGCGGCTCATGCCTACGGAGTGCGCCCGGCTGCAAGGCTTTCCGGATTGGTGGTGCGCCGACCTCGGAACAGCGGAGCCGACCGATGGTGAGCTTGAATTCTGGCGGCAGGTATTTGAAACCCATCGTAATATAACGAGCGGCTCGAAGAAGGCAAAGTCAGATAAGCAGCTTCGCGCATGGCTTAAAAGTCCTCACAGCGATTCAGCGGAATACAAGCTGTGGGGGAATGGCGTTGCTTTGCCCTGCGTTTTCTTTGTCCTTTCGGGCATTGTTTACTATTCACAGTTGAATGTTGAAAGTTTGTGAGTTTATTCTCTTGATATGTGTCCCTTTCGGAGTTAATATATAGCTGGTCAGCAGGCAGCACCGAGCGGCATAATATACACATAATTCCGCTGTACATTTCGTGTAATATATTGTTCCGAAACCGCTTGCTATTATCTCGTTTTAGAGTTAATATGTACACACCGCAGCAAGGACGCTGCAAGGTTGCCCCCAAAAGGCGGCACGGACGCCGCCAATAAAAGGGGCAACTCGGAAAGGGAAAACAAAGCCAAACGGAGGACACGACAATGAAAAACACACAGGTACAGATCGAGGGCATTAAGAACCAGACCATAGGCGTTGAGGTCGAGATGAACAACATAACAAGAGCGAAAGCCGCGCAGATCGCCGCTGAGTTCTTCGGAACGCATCGCCACGAAAACACCGCCGGCCGCAACGGATACTGCACCTTCTCCGCTTGGGACAGCGAGGGTCGCGAGTGGAAATTCCAGAAAGACGTAAGCATTCACGGGCCTGACGGTGAAAAGTGCGAAATGGTCACTCCGATCCTTACATACAGCGATATCGAAACACTTCAGGAACTCATTCGCCGACTTCGCAAGGCAGGAGCCAAGAGCGACGCAACAAGGGGCTGCGGGGTACACGTTCACATCGGCGCACAGGGACACACGCCGCAGAGCCTCAGAAACCTCGCCAATATAATGGCAAGCCACGAAAGCCTTTTAGCAAGTGCCCTCAACCTTGACAGAGGAAGAATGAACCGCTACTGCCGCACGGTAAGCCCCGCATTCCTCGAACAGCTCAACCGCAAAAAGCCCCAGACCATGGCGGAGCTTGCGGACATCTGGTACACTAGCCAGAACGCAAGCTACGGCAGGTCAGCGCATTACAACGACAGCAGATACCACATGCTTAACCTGCACGCCACTTTCACCAAGGGCACGGTTGAGTTCAGGCTTTTCCAATTTGATGCACCGAGCGGCACAAGGCAGAACGGACTTCACGCAGGACAGCTCAAGAGCTACATTCAGCTTTGTTTAGCGCTCAGTGCGATGGCAAAGAACGCAAAGAGCGCAAGCCCCAAGCCCCAGCAGGTGGACAACCCTAAATACGCGATGCGCACTTGGCTCCTTCGCCTTGGATTTATCGGGAACGAGTTCAAGACCGCAAGAGAAACCTTCACGAACCGCCTGAGCGGCGACGGAGCTTTCCGAAACGGCAGAACTGCATGACCCCGGCAAACCTCCCCTGACCGCTTCGGCGGTCTTAGGGTGGTAGAAGGGCAATTCTTCAGAAAGGACGTATTTTTATGAAAGAAAAACTTTACTTGGCTTATGGCAGCAACCTCAACATTGTTCAGATGATCATACGCTGTCCGGACGCGAAATTCTACGGAACGGCTGAAATCAAAGACTACGAGCTACTTTTCAAAGGTAGCAAGACCGGGGCATACCTGACCATTGAACGGCGAAAAGGCTCTAACGTTCCTGTGGGCGTATGGGCGGTCACGGAGCGCGACATTAGCGCCTTAGACCGCTACGAGGGTTTCCCTGCATTTTACTACAAGAAGGAATTCCGACAGCAGATATGGGGTAGGGACAGCGAGGACTTGGGCGTGCGCGACTGCTTTGCTTACATCATGCATGAGGATAGGCGGATAGGGATACCAAGTCCGGTGTACATCAACACCTGCAGAGAAGGCTACAAAGATTTCGGATTTGATATCAATATCCTGATGGACGCAGTAATGAGAAGCAAGGAGGCAACACTATGAAAGAAACCACATCAAGAAGAGCGGCGCAATGCCCCAAGTGCAGCGCGATTTATACCGCACCGCCTGCAATATCGCGTGATGACGGTCACACACTCATATGTCCGGAATGCGGCACAAGAGAAGCTCTGAAGAGTATCGGAGTGTCAGCCGAGGAGCAGAACAAGATCATCGACATCATTCACCGTTGCTACAGCAGGTAAAATACACATGATATCTGCGAAATCTTTGTGCAGGATATTCTTTTGCAATCGCTTGCAATTCCGTCACTTTAGAGTTAATATGAACACACCGAAAGGAAATACACATCAAGCAGGAGGAAAAGAATATGTGGACACAGGGAGCAATAGGAATACCGAGCAGCAACGGCGGCATGACATCGGTGAGCTACTGGGTGAAACACTACGAGAACGAAAGCCAGTTCGGAATTGACAACGGCAGAATCTCCAAGCTAACACTTGTCCAGAACAGCAAAGTAGTGTACAACTACGACCGAGGCGAGGACATCGCACCACAGACATCAGAAGCGGAAACGGCGCTTGCTATCCTGCTGAAAGAGTACAACTAACACCACAACACGGCATCAATAAAAGGGCAGAGAGCGGCGCAAGGGCGCTGTTCCTGCCTTTTGCCGATGTGAACGCCCCCCTCAAGGTACTGTGACCCGGGGGCGGGGTGAGGTGAGGCTCGCCGACGCCCAATTTTCGCCTAGTCATGGAGAAAAAAACGGGTCACTTGAATTGAAAAAAATATTTTTTGGGGGTATAGAAAATGGCAAGGAAAAAAGCACAGGAAACCGAGGTCAAAAAAACGGCGGCGGAGGCAGCTACAAAGCCAGTTCCGGGCGGGGCAAAAGCCACCAAGGGTACCGAAAAAACCACGCCTAGCGGCAAGAAAACGGCGAAAAGCGGAGCGAAATCCGCTATAAGTAGTGAAAAAGGCGGTTCAAGCGGAGCGAAACAGACTAAAAGCACCGCGAAAGGAAGTGCGGACACCAAGCGCAAGGCTACGAAGAAAACAGCTCCGGAAGCCGCCACGGATAAGCCAGTGCGCACGCCACGCAGGAAAGCGGCTGATGTTCCCTCTGTGAGCGGCGACAGCGCGGTGCTTGACGCGGCGGCAAGGCTGGATGCTATGGAGGAAGAAGCGCGTACAGAGGCGGCACAGGACGCACGTCCCGCGAACTTGAAGCCGGCGGAGATCATATACTCGCTGAAAGCCGGGGCGCAGATATTCGTGAAGACCGCCGACATTGTAGCGGCGACCGGAAAGACTACGTCATGGATCCGCGACATAACAGCGCGTGGGATCATCAAAGAAACCAAGACAAAGCACGGTGCACTCTACGACTTTACACAAACCATGAGGGCTTACTGCGCGTCGCTGGAATCGCGCCGGAGCGATGATGATACCGCTGATGTGGAGCTTAAGCGGAAAAAGGCAGAGGCAAAACTCAAGGAGTCCAAGGCGGTCATCGCGGAAATGCAGGCAAAGGAGTTCCAGGGCAAAATGCACCGTTCAGAGGACGTACAGAAAATGACCGCTGACCTGCTCTACTTTGTTCGCGGCGGGCTTGTGGCTCTTGCCGGAAGATGTGCCACTGACTGCGCTGCGTCCTCCGAGCCTGCCGAGGTGCAGAAGATCATTGAGCATGAGGTTCATGAGATCCTTAAGGATTTATCCGAATACAAGTATGATCCGAAAAGATATGACGAGCTGGTGCGGCAGCGGACTAACCGTGAACTTGACGCTGACTTCGACGATGGAGAAGATGAAGAATAAATCGGCGTGAAGTTAGTAAGCACCGGATTTCAGAGGGTAAATACAGTTTATTCGATAATATCTTTTTCAGATATTTTTGCAATTTGTCCCGAATGTCCCCCATGTCCCTTTATGTTTGTGATACAATATAATCGAAAAAATACCGTTTGAGGCGACGGACACAGAGCCAACATTCAACCAGTCTGATTCACCGCGCCCAAGCGGTATTTTTGTCCTGTTAAAACAGAGTAATGGCGCGGACTTGCAACACCGCGCAGACGATACAAGGCGCAGGGGCTTTCTCCTTTGACCCTGCGCAGATTTCAGAGTCGCACAGTGCCGCGCCTTAGCGCGTGCGGTGCAAATCCGCAGGCTCTTGTCAAGACGTTGTGTATACAATACACGGCACAGGCGCGGACTACTCATCCGTTCGCGGTGATACAGAGGTAATGCGGGAGCGCACTATCCGAGGTGGAACTGTGGTGTTCGTGTGGCAGTAGCTCAGTTGGTAGAGCGGGGGATGCAATCCCTATGTCGGCGGTTCAAGTCCGCCCTGCTGTCTTTAAACGGCGGCATATGTCGGGATACGGTTATGGTAAAAAGTCAGTATTTATACTGGTTCAGCCCACTGCCGACGGGTTCAATCCCCGCTGCCGCCCACTAATTGTTTGTCCCCCGCTTTTGTGCGGTCGGTGTCTCCTTTCCATGCATGCTCCCGGCGCGCGCCAACGCTCCGGGAATATCAACCATCGCTGTGCATGAACGGCGGGGGCAGGACCCGCCGTTCCCGCCTTTTCGGGTGCGTGGCTCAATGGTTGAGCACCGGACTTTTAATCCGGATCATGTGGGTTCGATTCCCACCGTACCCACCAAGCCCTATGCGGCTTTAATTCGGGCTATAATATCAATAAATCCGTGTGTCAGAAAGGGGTTTGAGCGGCGGGAGGTGGCGGTGTGTTCCGAGAATCAGAAAAAGATCGGGTGAACAAGCTGAACACCTGCCTTGCAAAGATCCTCAGCGGCATGAAGCCGCCGGAAGATCTCACTGTATCACAGTGGGCGGACAAGAACCGCCGGCTTACATCCGAGTCATCAGCGGAAGTCGGCAAGTGGCGGACATCGCGAACTCCGTATATGTTTGATATCCTGGATAGTTTCACCGATCCGCTTATTGAACATATTGTAGTTGTTGCTGCTTCACAGGTCGGAAAATCCGAAACTATAAATAACATGGTCGGATACTGCATAGACCAGGATCCCGGACCGATACTGCTGATACAGCCCACGATTGATGATGTTAAGCGTTACTCGGAAATGAGAATTGCGCCGATGATCCGTGAAACGCGCTGCCTTAAGCGCAAAGTCGCTGATCCCAAGTCACGCGACGCAGCGAACACCAAGCGGCAGAAGTCGTTCCCCGGCGGCGTGCTCGTCATGACTGGTTCGAACGTGGCGCACGATCTTTCTTCAATGCCTATTCGTTACGTTTTCGGTGACGAGCGCGACAGGTGGGCGACGAGTGCAGGCTCTGAGGGCGACCCGTGGGAGCTGGCTGTTGCAAGAACGCGAACGTTCTACAACAAGAAGATGGTCGAGGTTTCAACGCCGACTGTAAAAGGGGCGTCAGCTATCGAAAATTCTTACAACTTAGGCACGATGGAGCGGTGGAAAACCCAATGCCCCCATTGCGGCGAATATGTCGAGATCACATTTGATAATATCAGATTTGAGTACGAGGCAGCCGAAAAGGGCGACAAGAAGATATTCCACATCACGGAACTGTTTTATGTGTGCCCGGAATGCGGTGGCATTTCTGATGAACACACGATGAAAAGTCAGCCTGCTAAATGGGTCGCAACAGTCCCGGAAGCCAGAAAACACCACAAAACACGGTCGTTCTGGCTGACCGCATGGGTTTCACCGTGGGCAACCTGGGAGTCGATAATATTACAGTTCCTGCAGGCGGGGACAGACTCCGCAAAGCTGCAGGTCGTGTATAATACGCAGTTCGGCGAGCTCTGGGAAGAGCGCGGCGACATGGCATCAGAAGATGATGTTATGGCGCGGCGTGAAGTCTATGAGGCAGAAGTGCCGGACGGCGTACTGTTGCTCACCTGCGGTGTGGATACACAGGACGACCGACTAGAATATGAGGTCGTGGGACACCGGCGATACGGTGAAACATGGGGCATAAAGAAAGGCGTTATCCTTGGACGCCCTGACACAGAGGAAGTCTGGGAGCGGCTTGACGAGGTATTATCTCATAAATACAAGTTTAAAAGCGGGGTTTCGTTGCAAATCTCGCTTACTTTTATCGACGAGGGCGGACACTTTACACAGGAAGTCCGCCAGCACTGTCTTGCCCGTCAATATGACCATGTGTTTGCGATAAAGGGCGCGAACCGTCCGGATATACCGTACACCGCGCCGCCTAAGAAACAAAAAATCGTGGTCAATGGCAAGGTTATCGGGCAGGTGTGGGTGTATGAGATAGGCGTTAACGCCGGCAAGCAGAAGATCGTGGACAACCTCCGCGTTCAGTCGCCCGGCGCTAACTACTGTCACTTTCCCTTGCGCGACGATTACGGCAAGCAATTCTTTAAACAGCTGATGTCGGAACACCTTGCGTATGTTCCGAAACTGAAACACCCCTGGCAATGGCAGAAGATCCCCGGACATGAGCGCAACGAGGCTTTTGATATCCGGAACTACAATCTTGCGGCGTGCGAGATACTTTCGCCTGACTGGGACGCGATAGAGCAGAAGCTCCGAACGGCTAAGCCGGGCGAAGAAAATGCGTCAATTCCCATGAAAGAGAAGAAAGCAAAGCTGCGTAAGCGCAAGAAAAGTGAGTTTTACGATGATTGGTGATAACGATGATTAATAAAAATACAGCTCGTAAAATGTATGAACATTATACAAAACGTATAGACGAACTTATCAAGGCGCAGGAGTCGCTTACATCTGGCGGCGTCAAGTCGTACAAGATCGGCGACATGGAGATCACCAAGTTCGACATGACAAAGCTTGACGAGCTGCTGGAAGAGGCTGTTGACCGGCAGGCATACTATGACGCCATTCTGCACGGAAAGGCAACGCGCAAGACCGTGGGCATAATCCCCACGGACAGATGAATACATTTTGCAATCAATTTCAAAAATCAGCAGAAAAGAGGGCGCGAATTTGATCGCGCCTTGATTTCTGCCGGTTTAGGGCTTTCACGGCAGAGTTCATAATTTCTCCGAGGGCTGTGTGCGCGGCAGCAGCGGCGCATGCGGCTCTTCTCCGAAGAAAAAGCGCCTGCTTGCGGGCAGGCGCTTTGAATGTTGAAACGGCTTACTCAGCGGCGTCAGGCGGCGGCACCAGCAGGTCGTTAAGGGTTATGCCGAGCGCATCGGTGATTTTCAGAGCATTGGAAACAAGGCAGTCGCCGCGTTTTTCCAAGTCTTCAATGGTGCGCTTTGGTATGCCTGTGAGTTCAGACATTTTCGGCACGGAAATCTTTGCACGCAGCCGATATGCCTTGATATACAGAAACATAAAAATCCCCCTTTACTTTACGAAGAAGAACCAGATTAAGAATACTATAGCCACCACAGACATGGAGATGCTTGCAATGTGCCAGATCAGCTTGAGAAGTGTTCTGTTTTTTTCGCTCATACTATTGACCTCCTTTTGAAAATGTGTTATAATACTCTTGCCGGGGCTTTCGCCCCGGTAGAGCGGAACGTTTAGAAGAACGTTCCCTTGATTATAGCCCAGATGGTTCCGACCGTGATGAGGATTTTCACCACCTGGGTCAAGAGCTTGTCAAGCTGTTCGAGCAACTTGGTGAGCTCTTTTATTTTATTGTCCATCGCCTTCACCTCCCTTCTGACAATATTATTATACCACGTTATAACGTGGTTGTCAATAGTTTTTTTGAAAAAATCTCAAAAAAATCAAAAAAATACAAATATTAGCACCTTGAAAGAGGTGCTTTTTTTATGGGCAAAAATGGCGCATGAGCCGCAATTGCCGACAAGTGAAATCTACAATTTAATACAATCAAGGCACGCCCGGTCAAACGGCGTGCCTTTGCTATTCCACAAAAAAAGGGGGGACGTTTTTGAGCGACTCAAATGTATATGCAAGCGGGTACGGCGACGCTGGAGCATCGCTTACTAAAAGGTCATTAAGGGCTTTCAATGCGCGTTCGGGCGCGCCTGTTGAGGATATAGACTTTCACAATGCAACAATGCGTCAGCGTGGGCGCATGCTGTATATGGCTTCTCCGATAGCTGCCGCCGCTGTGAATACCAACCGCACGAAGATAGTCGGTCCGGGACTTAGAATGAAGTGCAGTCTTGACGCGGAACTGCTTGGACTTTCGCCGGAAAGTGCAAGGCAATGGTGCAAACGCACCGAGGCTGAATTCCGGGCATGGTGTCTGAACAAGTCATCATGTGACGCGCTGGGCATAAACAATTTCTATGAACTGCAGCAGCTAGCCGTGAAATCCTGGCTGATGAGCGGCGATGTGTTTGCCCTGCTGAAAAGGCGGGAGCCTACCCGGCTTAATCCGTTTTCCCTTTGTGTGCAGATGATAGAAGCTGACAGAATAAGCACGCCGTTATGCTCTGTTTCAAACGGTATTTTTTCAGTCACAGAGGGAAAACACGGCGACAATGAAGTGCATGACGGCGTAGAAGTGGACGCCGGCGGAAGAGTGGTAGCTTACCATGTCTGCAATGGTTACCCGTATTCTACCGTGCTTAAGGACATCAACTGGGTCAGAGTCGAGGCGGTCAGCAAAAAGACCGGACTGCCTAACATACTTCAGATAATGGATTCAGAGCGCCCCGACCAGTATCGGGGCGTTTCGTATCTCGCCCCGGTTATTGAAATGCTCCTGCAGAATCGCAGATATACGGAAAGCGAACTTACGGCGGCGATCATTCAGACGTATTTTACGGGCTGGCTAGAAACGGAAACAGACTCTACAAATATGCCGATGTTCGACCATTCCGATGATGACGACGCCAACGAGGATGAGCCGGAGATGTCGCCCGGAAATATTGTAAAACTGAAAAAGGGCGAAAAAATCGTATTCGGCAATCCTAATATACCGACTGCCGGTTATGAAACTTTCACCAAGTCGATCGCGCGGCAGATAGGCGCGGCGCTTGAGATGCCACATGAGGTATTGCTCAAGGAATTCACCGCGTCCTATTCGGCGTCTAAGGGCGCGCTTGAAGAAGCATGGGAAGTCATTAAAATGCGCCGTTCTTGGTTCGTCAATGACTTCTGCCAGCCTGTTTATGAGGTCTGGCTTGCTGAGGCTGTTGCACGCGGCAGGATAAAGGCGCCGGGTTTCTTCGATGATCCTCTTATCCGAGCGGCTTGGTGCAGTGCGCGGTGGGACGGTCCGGCGCTCACACAGCTTGACCCCAAGAAGGAAGCCGAGTCAAACGCAATGCTGGTTCAGCACGGCTGGAAGACGAACGAGCAAATCACAAGAGAGTACTACGGCGAAAACTGGGAGGACAATATGTCTGCTCTTGCGGTGGAGAACGAGCTTATAAAGAACATTATACCCGCCCAGACGAATAACATCGCTGACGATGATGAAGAGGGAGATGAAGAAAATGCCGATGAAGAATAAAGGCGCTGCGTATTTCGCGGAGCGTGAGGGCTATTCGGTCAGGGCTGATGCTGATATGGAAACCGCCGAGCTTGTGCTTTACGGTTTGGTAGTAAAAAGCAGACCGTTTGACTATGACACCAATAAGCCCACGGAAGAAAATTACATCGTTGAAAGCGAGATTTTAGATGACTTAAAGGCAATATCCAAGAGCCGAAAGTTAGATATAAAGCTCAATTCCTGCGGCGGTTCATGTACAACTGCGATAGTCATATACAACAAGCTACGTGAAATGGCTGCGAACGGCACACAGATCACCTGCACCGTTGACGGTGTGGCAATGTCAGCAGGCTCACACATTATGTGCGCTGCTGATACAGTCAGGGCGTCCGAGGGGTCGCTGATAATGATACACAAGTCATTAGCGCCTGTATTTGGCTATTACAACGCAGATGAACTTAGAAAAGTGGCACAGACCAATGATGCTTACGACAAGGTCATGTTGGCAGCGTACAAGCGTAAGACCGGAAAAGAGGAAGCCGAACTGCTCAGTATGATGTCGGCTGAAACATTTATGACCGGAAAAGAAGCCAAGGAGCAGGGCTTTGTTGACGAGCTCATTGAAACGAGCGATGAAGTCAAGATAGCTGCATCGGCTGACAAGACGGCACTGTATGTGAGCGGCAGATTTATGCCGCTTTACGGAGCAACATGCCCTGAAAATATACCGATTGTAAATAATGCTCCAAATATTACAGGGACACACCACATGGCATTACAGCCTGAATCAAACGAAGGCAATGCAAATAAATCAAACAACAATGAGGGAGGTAAAACTACTATGGCAGTAAATCTTGCTGAACTGCGCAAAGAAAATCCCGAACTCGCAGCACGCGTTGAAGAGGATTACAAGGCAGAACACGCAGTCGAAAACAAGACGGCAATGGACGCCGCTGTGCAGAAGGCGCTTGCGGACGAGCGCACACGCTTAGAGAAGATAGAGGCTATCGCCGGACAGGTAAGCCCGGAACTCCTCGCTGACGCTAAGTACAAGAACCCCTGCACAGCCGAGGAGCTTGCTTACAAGGCTATGTCGGAGAATGCAAGGAAAGGCAAGTCGTTCCTTGACGACATGAAGGCAGATTACAGCGGTTCCGGTGCGGAAGACGTTCACACGGTCGCTCCGCAGGCTGACGGCGGAGCGGGACAGAACAAAGCCCAGGAAGAGGCTGAGGTTTTAGCAGCTATTGACGATGCGCTGAAGGAGGACGAGTAATGACTACGGAACTTCTCAAAAAGCTTGGCACAGTATCCGCCGACAATCTTGTCGCCGGGACGGATCCGGCGTTAAGAATTGGCACCGGAAAGCTCCGCAAGAACACAGGAGAGCTTAAGCGCGGCACCGTGCTTGCGAAATCTTCAAAGGACGGCACACTTGTTATCCTGGGAACAACCGCTTCGTCTTCGGACAGCGAGGTGCTTGAGCCTTACGGTATTCTGACCGATGATATCACTGTACCGGCTGACGAAGATGTAAACATGACCATCTACATCGGCGGCAAGTTCAACAGCAACAAGATCATCATGAAGGACAGCTACCAGATGACGGAGGCAGACAAGGATACCCTGCGCAAGTATGGCATCGAGTTTACCGCCGCCGATTCTAACTGACAAGGAGGACAAAATGGCAGTTAATCTTGACATCACACAGTCTTATGTGTTACAGTCTATTGCTGAAAAGGCTAAGCCGGAATCAATGTTTTTCAGCGAACGTTACTTCACCACGGGCAGGAACGACATTTTTACATCGGATAAGGTGCTTGTAGAGTATAAGCGCGCCGGACAGCGTAAGATGGCGCGTTTCGTTGCAGAGCGCGGCGGCGCTATCAGCGTTGGACGCGATGGCTACGAATTATCCGAATTCAGACCGGCATACATAGCAGAATCCCGTTCGCTCACGGTTGACGATCTGTCAAAGCGCGGATTCGGCGAGGCTCTTGTAACGGGCTCTACACCTGCACAGAGAGCTATCCGCCTGCTTGCAGAAGATTTCACGGAACTTGAAATCAGAACACGCCGCAGAATCGAGTGGATGTGCGCACAGGTAATGCAGAACAATGCGATCACTATGCAGGAGTACATCGACGTCAATACACCCGGCGAGGTCAAGCACATTCAGTTCTATGACGGAGATGCTTCTGAGCATACTTATACCCCCCAGAATCTGTGGAACTCCGCTGACGCTAATATCATCGGTGATGTATATGCTATGTGCGAGCTGCTTTCCGATCGCGGAATGGTGCCTGCCGACCTGCTTATCGGCTCTGATGTTGCCGATGTATTCTATAAGAACGAGGAACTCCGTATAATGCTGGACAAGACTCTCGCTTACAACTTTGGCGCTGTAAACGAGCGTATCGTTATGCCCGGTATCAGCGAACTGGGTACATTCAATTTCAGAGGGCACACCCTCAGAGTTATCGTTGTGGGCAATAAGTACGAGGACGAGAACGGCAAGACCAAGAGCTACTTCCCCAAGGACGCGGCAATGGTAACATTCCCGAACTGCGGACGTGTGGCTTACGGTGCTATAACGCTCATGCCTTATGGCAGGGATAATTTTGAGACCATCGCAAAGTCGAGAGTTTCCAAGCTCTTCGTCGACAACAAGCACAACACCAGAGCAGTCGAGCTGTATTCCAGACCTATTGCAATGCCCAGGGTTTATACCCCTTATATCTTCGCAAGCAAGGTTGTAGGCTGATAGGAGGCATACAGTGTTAATTCGTATCAGAAACACCACATTCGGGTTGGTGGTTAACGGTATCGTCAAGCCCAAGTCACCCAAGGACCCGCCGTTTGATGTTGACGAGAAACTGGGCTTAAGGCTTGTCCGCGAGGGTATCGCGGAGGCGGTGGACGGTGCCGAGCGCGGAGAGGTTCAGTCTGAAAGTAATGACAATGATAATGACGAAAGCGCCGGCGATGACTTCGGCATACCGCAGTACGGTCCGGACACTTCAAAAGCCGATTTGCAGTCGATTGCAAACGAATACGGCATTGAGGTATCTGCAGCTGCGACCAAGCAGGAGCTCATCAAGGCGCTTGACGACTTTTTCGCCGACGCGCTTTCCGATGATTCGGAGGGCGAATAATGGGCTTTAAGGACATGGTAAAGTCCGATATCGCTAATGTGCTGATGAATACCGAGGAGTTTGCGGAAAGTCACACGGTGAAATATGACGGAGAGGTGTATGCAGATATACCGATCATTCTCCAGCGGGTCAAGCAGTCTGACAGACCTATAATTCAGAGCGACCATGCTGAGGGCATATACCTTGTGACCGCCGTTGCCTATATCAACGAGAAGGACCTTGACGGGGTGATCCCCGAACAGGGACATCGCTTTGAGATAGACGACGGCGAGGCGCTAGGTAAGACGTTTTTCCGCAAGTATTCGGTAGTTACGTCCAAATGCGAGATGGGGCTTATCACGCTGGAACTGAGGTGCTATGATGAGTGACGTATATGACTTGATGAATTCGCTTGAGGAAAAAATGGAAAAAGCTTTTCAGAGAGCAGATCGTTCAGCAATACAGCGCGCTGTAATCACAGGCAGGGCAGCCGCAGCAAGAGCAATCCAAAAACATAACACCTTGAAAATCGGAAAAATCAAACAGTCTGTCAATGTTACAGTCAGCAGCATTAAAAGCGGCAGTTTGATAAAGTATTCCGGGGAACACATTCCTCTATTAGCGTTTGGGGCTACTCTTACATCAGAGGGATTACGTGTGAAAGTTAACCGTAACGGCAACAGTGAGATATTAAAACATGCGTTCATAAAACCAACAAAAAAATATCCTATAGGAATATATGAACGTGTAACTACTCATAGAGTTCCTCTTGAACAAAAATATGGTCCATCAATTCCGCAAATCATCAAGGCAAATGATGATGTGAGCAAGGTTATAGACACTGCCCATAATGAAGCATATTGTGAACGATTAGAACACAATGTAATGGCTATATTAAATGGTTGGTGGGAACAGCAAAAGCGTACAGAAGGTACCAGAGAATACTACCGTGTAAAAAAACGCGCTCAAGATATGGGAATTAATGTAGAAGTAGCATTGCAGAGGTATCTTAAAGGTGGGGATTGACGAATGACAAGGGTAAAACTCATTCAGGAACTGAAAAAGTTCTGTGAGGACGCTATAAAGAACGTTTCTCTTCCGGAGGCAGTCCAGAAAGGCGACGCAAAGGAGAAAAGCCGTGTTCCGGCGGTGTATCTCATGCGCCTGCCTGACAGCAATTCGGCAAAGAAACTCGCGCCGTATATCATCGTTCAGTTCATCGACAGCAAGCACCATCGGAGCGAGAACGGCTATCCTAATCCCGAATACACGGCGGCGGTGCGCTTTATCTTCTGCGTGTACTCGCAGGACGAGCAGGACGGTGCTGTAATGCTCCTCAACCTGATGGACAGGGTGCAGGAGCGGCTGCTTGAACAGGTGCAGATAGGGAAAGAGTTCGTACTGGACGAGCATGAGGGAGTTGAGTCGGTCGTCTATCCCGATGATACCGCGCCCTACTACGCAGGCGAAATGATAGGCACATTTCACATCAGACCAATACAGAGGGAGGTTGATTTCTTTGGCAAGGAAAACCGACGTTTCGGAGGAAATGTCTGAGGTAAAGACCATCGGCGATGAAGTACCGTCCGAACAGCCGGAACAGGCGGAGCAGGGCGGGCAGAACGCGGTGGAAGAGTCAAGGGTCTGGGTCTATTTAGGTCCCTCGATACGCGGAGTTGTCACGAATGGCAGGATATATTTCGGCTCAAAGGCTGAAATTATTGAATCGTTCGGCGAAAAGCTCAAGGATTATCCGCAGATCGAGCGGCTTATTGTCGCAGACCATAATGTTGCTAAGGCAAGAAGCGACCTGAAAGAAAAGCGCGGTATTTACATTCCGTATGACGCGCTTATCAGGAAAATCACAGGCAAGGAGGAGTAAACCATGGCTTTAAGACATGGCATAAACACATATAAGGACGATACCGGCGTTGTTGCGGTGCAGACCGCAGCGGTCGGTATTCCTTATTTCATAGGCGCATGGCCCTGCCATCGCGGTAAGGGCTACACCGGCAAGCCCCAGCTTTCGTCCGGATTCAGCGAGGCGGAGGAACTCGGCGGCTACAGCGCCGAGTGGAGAAACGCGGACGGCTCGCCCAAGTGGAATCTCTGTCAGGCAATGTACGGATACCATAAACTCATGGGCATGTCGCCGGCGATATTCTACAACATCTTCGACCCGGCAAAGCACAAGAAGGCTGTTGCGGTCGAGGAATTCACGGTTGCCGACCACATCGTGGAGCTTACCGCTGACGCTATCATAAACGACGATCTTAAGGTAACGGCAGGAAGTGCGTCAACAGCGCTGACAAAAGGCACTGACTATGAGGCATATTACAGCGGCAATGCGCTGTGTATCGAGCTGCTGTCAGACTCTTCGAGCTACAGCGCCGACAAGCTCAAGATCGGCTATGATGTCGCAGACCTTTCCACCATCACGGCAGAGGACGTTGAAATGGCTGTGGAAACAGTTGAAATGTGCCGCAGCGTTGTCGGCATTGTTCCCGATCTTATATGCGCCCCCGGCTGGTCAACGGATCCGACAGTAGCGGCGGTGATGGCGGCGAAAGCGCCGAGTATCAACGGTCTGTTCCGCGCCAAGGCGGTCGTGGACATCAACACCAAGACGGTCAACGACTATTCCAAGGTGCTTAAGTACAAGACCGACAACGGTTATGTATCCGAGGACATGATCGTATGCTGGCCGATGGTCAAGAGCGGCGATTACCTTTTCAATATTTCCGTTATCGTGTGCGGACTTATCGCAAAGGTGGATTCCGACAATGCCGATTGCCCGTATGAGTCTCCGTCCAACAAGTCCGTATCCATCACCGGCGCGGTTTGCGCGGATGGCACTGAGGTAACGCTTTCACTTCCGCAGGCTGACGTTATCAGCGTATCTGCCGGAGTGGTTACCGTACTTAACAATGGCGGCTGGACCCTGTGGGGCAACTATCTGGGCTGCTATCCCAAGACGAGCGATGTAGCCAAGATGTTCATCTGCACCAACAGAGTGCAGGACTGGATATGCAACACGTTCATCAATACATTCTGGCAGTACATCGACAAGCCTCTGACCCCCGCGCTGCGTGACGCTATCATCAATGCGTTCAACGCATGGCTGAACGGTCTGACGGCGGAGGGTAAGCTCTACGGCGGCGAGATCGCATATTCTTCGGAACTGAATCCTGTCACCAACCTTATGAACGGTATGTTCCGGCTTGACTGTCAGGCGGCATCACCGATACCGGCACAGCAGATAGATATGCACGTTCAGTACAGCGTGGATATGCTTGAAGCCGCGCTCGGTTCTTAAGAAAGGAGGACTGCGAAATGCCTAATGGAGTTGACGAGGGAGTAATCTCCTATGCCATCTATGAGGACGAAAAGATGTTTTACGGAGTTGCGGAGGTAGACCTTCCGGATTTTGAAAATATGGTATTCAATGTGAGCGGCGCGGGGGTGCTCGGTGAGATTGAGATACCTGTTATGGCTCAGCTCAAGGCTATGACCACAACGTTTAAGTTCAATCACGCAAACGAGGCGGCGTATGCTCTTGCCGAGGAACGTGTCCATACGCTTTCCCTGTGGCGTGCCGACCAGCACTACAATTACAGCGGCGGCGAACTGGAAACCAAGCAGAAGAAGATAATCATGCGCGTTGTTCCGAAAAAGCTGACCGGTGGTACGGTCAAGAACGCATCGCCTATCGCAGTGAACGGCGAATATGCGGTACACTACTATGCGGAAATAGACGCGAACGGCAAGAAACTCTGCGAGTTTGACCCGCTGAATTTCCGTTACATCGACCACACCGGCAAGGACAGAGCGGCGGAGATCCGCAAGTGTCTGGGTATGTCCTGATAATTACTATCGCTGTTCCCTGCATTTCGCAGGGAGCGGCGTTTTATTCGAGGAGGAATTTTGAATTATGGCAAAGACAAACGTTGACCTTGAAAAGACCGAGAACATGGACGAGCTTGTAGAAAAGGAGCTTGCTACCATGGAAAACACCAGCGTTGAGAATGTACTTCACCTGACCAAGACCGTTATGTATAACGGTGAGGAGGTAACCGAGCTTGCATTTGACTTTGACAAGCTCACCGGCGCGGACGCTCTGAACATTGAGGAAGAGCTTGTATCCCGCGGGAAGACCATGTACTACGGCGCTATCAACGACGCAAATTATCTTATCCTTATGGCGGCCAAGGCTTGTACAAAGCCTGTCGGCAGGGATTTTTTCAACAAGATTTCCATCATCGATTTCGAGAGGATAAAGAACAGAGCGCGTTTTTTCTTGTCCGGTGTTGCACAGTCGAGACGCTAAGGCGCAATATCCTTATTTTGGCGCAAAACGGATATGCACCTATCCCATTTTGGCTGGGGCAGCCACTTAAAGAAATACAGCGGTGGATTATTACGCACAATAAAGTCCTGAAAGAGTCGGAAAAGAAGTAAGGAAGGGTGAGGGTTGAATGGCAAGCAAGCAGTATGAAATGTTGTTCAAACTCGGCGCGCGGCTGGGTGAGAACTTCAAGGGAACGTTCAACTCCGCCCAGAAGATACTTGATAAAACTCAGAAGGAGATACAGACGCTGAATAAGCAGCAAAGCGATATCAGCGCCTATCAGAAACAGCAGGCAGGCATTGAACGGTCTACCAAGCAGCTTAATACATATGAAAAGCAGCTCGAAATCACTCAGAGCGGACTTGCAAAGCTGAAAAACAGCACCGAGGACACTACGGTGCAGGAGGCGCAGCTTTCGGCGCGCGAAGTCGAGCTGAAAAACCGCATTGCGAACACCGAACAGGCTATTGCGGACAAAAATCAGCGCTTACAGCAGATGGGTCAGAAGCTCTCTGAGGCAGGCATTGATATCAACCAGCTTACAAGTGAAAGCAACCGCTTGAAAACCCAGGTCGAGGAACTGACCAAGCAGGAAGAAAGAGCTGCTGAGGAAGCCGCCAGATATGGTGACGCCGGCGCAACGGCGTTTGAAACCGTCGGGGCGGCTATGATGGCGGCGGGAATCGGCACTGCGCTGAAGAAGATAGCGGACGCATATCATGAATGTGTTGATGTGTCGAAGGAGTTCGGCGGTACAATGAGTACTGTCGAGGCTCTATCCGGTGCGAACGCAGTCCAGATGCAGGAACTGACCGCCAAAGCAAAGGAGCTCGGTGCTCAGACCTCCTTTACTGCAAACCAGTCGGCAGAGGCTATGACCTACATGGGTATGGCAGGCTGGGATGCGAACGAGATGCTTTCCGGTATGAACGGCATGATAAACCTTGCCGCCGCTTCCGGTGAAGACCTTGCGCTTGTTTCGGATATCGTCACCGATAACCTGACTGCGTTCGGGCTTACTGCAAAGGATACCGCGCACTTCGCCGATGTGCTTGCAGCGGCCGCCACGAACTCCAACACCAACGTAGCCACCATGGGCGAAACCTTTTCGGGCGCGGGTGCGATAGCTGGGGCGCTCGGATACAGCATTGAAGATGTTGCGGTCGGTGTTGGCCTTATGGCTAATGCGGGCGTTAAGGGTTCTGTTGCAGGTACCGCGCTGAAGAACACATTTAACGGCTTGCTCAACGGTGCGACCCTCACAGCTGATGCATTCGGAGAAATCGAATACTCTGCGGTAAATGCTGACGGCACTATTGACGAGTTCTCCGATGCCATAATCGAACTTCGCGGCTACTTTGAGCAGATGACCGAGGCAGAGCGTGTCCAGAACGCTATGGCGATTGCCGGACAGCGTGGATACAACGGTCTGCTTGCAATGATCAACGCCTCGGACGAGGACTTCCAGTCCCTTACCGAGAAGATAAACAACTGTTCCGGCGCTGCACAGAAGATGGCTGACACCAAGCTTGACAACCTGCAGGGCGATGTTACGCTGCTTGATTCTGCCACCGACGGTCTTAAGATGACTGTCGGCAGTCTGTATGAAGATGAGCTCCGCAGGCTTACTCAGACAGGCACACAGATCATGACCGGCATAAATGAATTCTGTGAGGAAAACCCCGCTGTTGTCAAGTCTATCATGGCGGTCGGCGCGGAAATCGGCGTTGTGGTTGCAGGCTACACGGCATTCACGGTTGTGAAGAAAATTTCTAACGCTCTTTCGGCGGCTGGAATCGGCATAAAGGCAAGCGAGAACGGCTTGCTCATGCTGCTGAATATCAACCTTTCAAAGAACGTGGCGGCACAGTTTGCCGCCGCCGGCGCACAAATGAAGCTGAATGCGGCAATGCTCGCTAATCCGGCGGGTATTATTGCAGTTTCGGTCGTTGCGCTTACGGCGGGAATCATCGGTTACTCTGAGGCAACGAAAGCGGCAAGGCTTGAAACACTGACCCTGACGACAGCCTCACAGGAACAGCAGGACAGAGTCGAACAGCTTAACAGCGACTATCAGACTGCCTGCGATACATACGGCGAAACCTCAGACCAGGCACGCGCTCTGAAATATGACCTTGACGAGGCAACTGCCGCTATTGAGCAGCAGTCATTTTCCGTCTCGGAACTGTATTCGGAGATAGATTCTCTGCATGACTCCACATCTGACCTGCTTTCCTCGTACCATGAGGGAACCAATTCAATTGCTGATCAGCAGGAGCAGGCACAAATACTGGCGGCAAAGCTGAAAGATATAGCTTCTTCATCAGAAACGGCGGCACATAAAGAAGCGCTTATGCAGCCGATTCTTGAAAAACTAAACGAGCTGTATCCCTCGCTCGACATTAATGTTGAGAACGTGACTAGCAAGCTTGATGGTCTTTCCGCTGCTATTGACAGGGCTGCTGGTTCGGATAGCATACAGGCAAAGTACAAAGCGGCACAAGATAATATTGCAGAACTGACTATCAAGCAGCAGCAACTGCAGGAGCAGGCTGAAAAAGCCGAGATTGCTTATAATCAGGCTTATTTCAGAGAAAAGAGTTTCGTTGAGAATACTCTTGATTACTCGTTTCTCGGAAACATCTTCGGAAAGAGTGACTATACACAGGATCTTAACAAGGCATCAGAAGAACGAAGCAAGGTTCTTTCTGATTTGGCAGAGGTCAACGCGGCTATTGCTGAGTGCGAAAGCGTCGGCATAGAATACAGCGATGTAATTTCCGGTGCTTCTGAGCAGATGGTTTCCGCATATGACGCGGTATCCATAGCGGTAAACGACGTCACCGACCAGACAACCGAGCTTTTGCAGGCTTACAACGACGCATATCAGGCGGCTTACGACAGTGTAAATGGCCAATACAACCTTTGGACAAATGCTGAGGAAACTCTGCCGACAAGCATTCAGACTATCAATGACGCGCTTTCTTCGCAGACAGAATACTGGGACAATTACAACTATAACCTTGAGTCGCTATCCAAGAGGACTGGCGACATTGAGGGCTTGGGAGATGTGATTGCCTCGTTCGCGGACGGTTCTTCTGATTCGGTGAACGTCATCGCCGGCATGGCTGACGCGACCGATGAAGAACTGAAAACCATGGTCACGAACTTTGAGGAGCAGAAAAAGGCGCAGGAAGAGGTTTCTAAATCGCTTGCCGATTACAAGGTCGATATCGATGATACAATGGACGGTATCGTTGACGACATGGAAAAAGCCGTTGAGGATATGAAACTGAGCGACCAGGCAGAAGAAGCGGCAAAAGCTACGATACAGGCTTATGCTGACGCTATCCTTGCCGGGAAAGGCTCGGTCACCACAGCGGCGGATATTGTTGCGGCGGCCGCTGCACAGGCCCTGGCAGGGGCGAGCGCTTCTGACAAGGCGTATGAGGGAAGCGTGCGCGGGTTCCATGATATTGAGAACGCTTATGCAAGCGGTACTGACTACGCAGAAAATGGCATTGCCCTTGTAGGCGAGGAAGGACCGGAACTTGTGGCTATGCGCGGCGGTGAAAGAGTCGTTGACGCGGATAACACCAGGGCGCTGCTTTCCGGCGGCTCGGGCGCGCAGATCACCATAGCGCCCCAGTTTGTCGTGAACGGAGAAGTTAGCGATATGACCGAGGAAAAGCTGCAGGAGATGTCCGAGCGGCTTGTTGATATGGTTAGGGACGCGCTTGAGGAAGCGGGAATAGACAGGCAAAGGAGTGTGTACGCATGAGCACATACACGACAAAGCAGGGGGATATGTGGGACAGCATATCCCACCAGGTGTACGGAGATGTGAAATTCACGGACGTACTTATTAATGCCAACCCTGAATACCGATACATTTACATCTTTTCGGAGGGCGTTATCCTCGATGTCCCGGATGTTGAGGACAGAATAACGGCGGACGACCTGCCGCCGTGGAAGAAGGCGAGCGGATGAGTGACAAGCACCTTGCGCGCCGCGCTGAAACACAGGTAGTTCTTAACGGCGTGGACATATCCGTGTATGTGAATAAGGACTGGATTTTTTTCACATACACGGACAACGAAGAGGACGAGGCTGACGACCTGCAGATAAAGGTCTGCGACCGTGACGGCAAATGGCTGCGGAAATGGCTGAACAGCATAATTGATGGCGGTGCGCTGGGCGGTTCGGTGATATCCGCCGCGCCGGAGGGCAGCACAAAGACATCAACGTCTTCAGGTTCGAGTTCCTCGGCCAGCGGGGGTACCGATAAACCGAGATACAGAGTGACCGCCTCAACGGGCGTAAATATCCGAAAGGGCGCTGGCGAGAAATACAAGGTGATCGGCAAACTCCCTTACGGCACTATCGTTGAGGTTCACGGATTTTATTCGAGCTGGGCGAAAATCACCTATTCTGGCAAGAATGGATACATAAAGGGTACCAATCTTAAATCCGTCGGCGGGGGCGGTTCTTCGTCCTCTTCGAGTTCTTCAAGCTCCACAAAAAGTTCAAGCTCCAAGAAGTCTGGTAGCACGGCTAACACGCAGATTCAGACTGGTAAGGGGCTTAAGATATCCGCCGTCATTGTACTCCGAAACGGGAACAACGACGGCAAGGACGCAGTGCTTGACTGCGGTCAGTTCGAGCTGGACAGCATAGATGCACAGGGCCCGCCGGCGACCGTTACCATCAAGGCAACATCACTTTCGTTCAGCAACACTGTGCGGCAGACTCTGAAATCCAAGTCGTGGGAGAACATCACTCTTTCTGAGATAGCAAGTCAGATAGCGCGGCAGAACGGAATGGGAGTGCTTTTTGAAAGCGAATTCAATCCGAGGTATTCCCGCGTGGAGCAGTATCAGACCTCTGATATTGCCTTTCTGCAGAAGCTGTGCCACAATGCCGGCTGCTCCCTGAAAGCCACCAACAATATCCTTGTGGTGTTCGACCAGGCGGCTTACGAGGGGAAAAAGGCAGTCAGGAAAATCAGGTTCGGCGAGGAGGGCGGCTACACCAAGTACAAGCTGTCCACTGGCACGAACAACTGTTACACCTCATGCCGGGTGTACTGCACCACTACGAGCGGCGCGGTCATTTCTGCGACCGAGTATGCTGAGAACTACAACGAGAGCAGCGACAATCAGCAATGCTTACAGGTGTGTCAGCGCGTATCAAGCAAGGCAGAGGCGCAGGAACTCGCACACAAGCTGCTCCGTCTGCACAATAAATTTGAGATCACCGGAACGTTTACGTTCCCCGGAGATCCCAGGTTTGCCGCAGGAAGCACGGTGGAACTTTGTGATTTCGGGTTTGGCGATGGTAAGTACATCGTCAAGTCCGCAAAACACAGCATATCTTCTAGCGGCTATACTACGCAGGTCACCCTGAGAAAGTGCCTTTCGGAAAGCGAGAGCACGAGCGGCGGCAAGACGGACAGCAGCGATGAGATACAGGAGCTGGCTATGCAGGTGATCCGTGGCGAATGGGACGTATATCCCAAGCGCAAGGAACTGCTTGAAGCCGCTGGACACAGCTATGAGCAGGTGCAGGCGCGGGTAAATCAGATACTTTACGGAGGTTGACGATGTTTAGAATTGGAACAGTCACTGTTGTGGACGTTAAAAAAAGAATGGCAAGGGTCAGGTTTCCTGATGTGGACATCGTTTCGGACTGGCTGCCTGTCCTTGATCATTCATCGTTCGTTACGTTGGCGCTGAAATCGGACGGAAAAGCGTGGACTATCAGCGAGAAACACGCGTCAGCCGACAGGGAGCTGAACAGCGGCGCGGAATACACCAAGAGCCACCCTGATGAGATCAGCGGGAAGTCGCCCGACATCGAATGTGCAGGCGGGCGCGTACACACGCACGAAATATCGATGAAGATATACGGCTGGCTGCCGTTCATCGGTCAGACCGTGGTGTGCGAATACAACGACGAATTCAACGGTGACGGCATTATCATGGGAGGATTGACGTGAAAGTCGGCAGTCTTGGGAAAGTTGTTTTCACAGTTTCAACAAACAAAGTTGAAACTTTTTCGGGCTTGAAAATAAGCAGTTCCGCGTCTTACGGAAGTCACAAGCGGCATTGCGGGAATGAGATCATTGAGTTCACGGGAAATGACGCGGATACAGTTTCTTTTAACATGACGCTTTCGCAGATTCTTGGCGTTAAAGTCGCGGAGGAGCTGGATAAGCTGAAAAAGTACAAAAAGACCGGCAAAACGCTTAAATTCGTGATCGGCAAGAGGGTGATAGGTAACTATCGCTGGGTGATTACGAAACTTAACGTTACCGAGGAAATCTACGGCAAGAAGTCGGAACTCATAACCGCCGGGGTGGCAATAACACTCAAAGAATACAACAAGTAAGGGGTGGGCCAATGTCATACAAGGTAAGCGCCGCTGATGGTTACTCGCTTTCCCTGCAGCAGGACGGTGAACTGCTTTCCGTACTGCAGAATATCGCACTCCTGCTGAATACCAGGCGCGGAACAGTACCCATGCACAGAGAATTTGGTTTGCCTATGGAGTTCGTGGACAAGCCTATCGACGCTGCGGAAACGATAGCGTTCGTGGAAATATCGGACGCGCTTGAAGAATTTGAGCCGCGTGCCAGACTGGACGATGTGTACTTTGAAAAGTCGGCGGACGGGAAAATCAACTTAACGGTGGAGGTGAGCATAGCAGATGAGCAGAGCGACTGATTATCAATTCATATCGACTGACAGCGTGGAAGTCGTTGCAGATCTTACCGCAAAGTACGAAGAACTTACGGGACATACGCTGCTGCCGTCGGACCCGGACAAGCTGTTTATTCAGTGGGTCGCCGGGATAATCATACAGCAGCGTATAATCGTAAATTACGCAGCAAATCAAAATCTACCGTCCCGGGCGGTCGGTGAAAATCTCGACGCGCTCGGAGAAATGATATACAACGTGACAAGACCGGAAGCAAAGCCGGCGGAATGCGTTGTGCGGTTTACGCTGTCAGCGCCGCAGGAAACGGCGATACCGATACCAAAGGGGACAAGGGTCACCGACAGCAGCGGGGCGCTGATGTGGGCGACCACCGAGGAAGCAGCGGTCAATATCGGCGAGGTCACGGCTGATGTTCCGGTTATCTGTGAAACTGAGGGAACAGTCGGAAATGGGTACGCGCCCGGGCAGATAAATACGCTTGTGGACGTCGATAATGTGATGTATTTTTCGTCTTGCGCAAATGTGGAAACGTCCCACAGCGGCGCTGAACGCGCGACTGACGATGAATACTATGAGCTCATGAGAGCCGGGCTGGAGGCATTCAGCACCGCCGGCCCGAAAGGAGCCTATGAGTATCATGCAAAGGCGGTATCAACAAGCATAGCGGACGTGTGTGCGATAAACCCCAAGGACAAGCCGGGATATGTTAATATATTCGCGATAATGACTAACGGAGAAATCGCCGATGATGGAACCAAAAACGCTATACTTGCCGCCTGCAATGACGATAAGGTCAGACCGCTTACAGACGTTGTTGAGGTCCTCGACCCGCTTGTCGTTGAGTTCAGCGTAGATCTTACTTATTACATCGACCGCAATTCCGAGAAGTCGGCGGCGGAGATCGAAGCGGCAATACGCAGCGCAATTGAGGAATATGTGGAGTGGCAGTGCAGGAAAATCGGCCGGGATATAAATCCGTCACGGCTCATGTGGCTGCTTAAGGATACTGGTGCAAAGCGTGTTGATATCAAGTCGCCAGTGTTCGTTTCGCTTCGTGACGGTTCTGACCGCCTTACCCCGCAGGTAGCGCATACCGACATTGCGAAATCCGTGATAACAAACGGAGGATACGAAGATGAGTAAGCTGATCACAGAAAAAGACGCGCTGCTTGCCGCCTTTCCGTATTCGCTTACCCGCGACACGGACAAGGTCAAACTTGCGGACGCTGTCGCAAGTGAGCTTATCAAGACGGTGGCTCAATCTGAGTATGCGGCTGTCTTTCCGAGGGTGGACGAGCTTCCGGAAAAGGTTCTTGATATTCTCGCCGCCGATCTCAAGATACAGTGGTATGAGGCAGATTCGTCAATTGAGAGCAAGCGGCAGGCAGTCAAGGAGTGTCTTCTTGTCCACAAATACAAAGGCACTAAGTATGCGGTTGAAACTGCTTTGCGGAGTATTTATGAAAATGTCCAGGTCGTTGAATGGAATCAATACAACGGTCCTCCTTTTCATTTCAAAATCTATATATGGAACAGCGGCAGCGACGAGGAGAAGCGCAAACGGGTCATGGCCAAGGTAAATTACTATAAAAATATCCGTTCCGTGCTTGATGAAACAGTTTTCATTATTGACATCGACGCGAAAACAGGCGTTAATGTTAAGACTTTGATATGCGGCAAAATCAAGCATTTACGCGGTATAATTTACGACCCGCGTATTGCTGGAATCACTGCCGCTGCTGATGTCCATGCCGGGACCAAGCTGGGCGGCAAGGTAAAAACTATATATGCGGAGGTTAATGATGGCAACATGGAATGACAACGCAATAACGGATGTCGGGCTGGAACTGCTCGAACAATCCCTGACATCGGGCAAGGTGCTGACCTTGTCAAGAGCGGCCGTGGGCAGCGGGCATGTAGAATCCGCTGCACTCAAAGACCAGACAGAGCTTTCTTCGGCACTGTCTGATGTGACTGTACTGATTGCGGAACAGGTAAGGCTGGACGGCAGCAGTGGTTTGCAGCTCAAGCTGCAGATTCGCAACGATGGCATATCGGAAGCCTGCACGTTTAAACAGGTCGGGATATACGCCTCTGACGGCGAAACAGAGGTACTGTTCGCGATATATCAGGACGCGAACGGCGAGGAAATACCGTCGTCGATTGATTATCCGGACTTTATGGAGATATTCACGGCGGTAATTGCACTTTCGCAGACCTACGATGTTAATGTTAATGTCAGCAGTCTGGTGTTTATAACTAGGGCAGAACTGGAGAAAAGGCTTGGTGACAAGTCGGATGTGGGGCATACTCACACTGTTGCTGATATCGCAGATTATGTGAATCCCGTAAATCCGTATCTGCTTATAAATCCTGATTTCCTGGTAAATCAGCGCGGACAGGACGAATATTCCAGCGGTTATACAGTGGACGGATGGTACATTGAGGGAAATAAATGCTCTGTAAGACCAAATGCCGATGGCATACTTATTACATCAGCCATAAATCCAGATTCAAACACCCATGCTTTTTGGCAGAAAATCGAAAATCCGCTTGCTCCCGGGAAATACACACTCTCTCTGAACGTCCTGGAAGTATCAGGGGTATGGGCGGCGAGAATCCGCACTGTGAACGCTTCTGGAGATTACATCGACAGCTATTACACTTCCTTGCTTCACAAGGGGGTAAATAAAGTATCGGTTGACCTTTCCGGGGGCGAGTACATCTCCGCAGTGTCCGTAGGAATTAACAAGGGCACCGAGGCCGGAAACTCCCTAAAACTTGCATGGGTCAAGCTGGAGATTGGCGGCGACGCAACCGCATTTGTACCACCTGACCCGGCAACGGAGCTTGTAAAGTGCCAGCGTTATTTTGTAAGGTTCGGAACGAGATACGGATGGTTTGGTACTGGGTTTACATCATCAACGAACAGGGCAAGGCTTTCGCAGACACTGCCTGTTCCGATGAGAGATGGGGTGGAACATCCCACTGTGACGGTTCACGGAACGCTGTATCTCAATACGCCAAGTAAGCTTGGTGCAGACGCATACGCTTTAGGTGATTTGATAGACAGCCCTATCCTCAGCGAAAACACAATATGCATGGGGCTTGTTATAAATGATGGTGCAGGACTGGTTGAGCCGTGTTACGGTCAGCTCCGTGACGCAGACAGCTACATCGACATTTCGGCTGAGGTTTAAGGAGATTAATCATGGATGAATGCGAATACATAGTTTTTGCAAAAGTGGACGAGAACGGCGTGATAACAGCAATCAACTCCAGCGCGTTTGTTGACGGTATAGGCTGGACAGTGATTGATCGTGGCGCAGGCGACAAGTATCATCATGCGCAGGGTAATTATCTTGAACGCGGACTTGCCGATGAGGGGATTTATAACTACAAGCTTGTTGGTGGCGTTCTGACGCTCCGCTCCGACGATGAAAAAGCCCCGGAACGTGCGAGGGTTTCGGCGGCAATCGAGATTTCCGATCTTAAGGAGAAACTTGCTGAAACAGACTACATCTCCGCCAAAATAGCGGAGGGGGCTGCGACCCGGGAGGAATACATGGACAAGCTTGCGGAGCGTGCAAGCTGGCGCGCTAAGATAAACGAACTGGAGGCAATGATATGAAAGACGGAATTTGCACCGCAATTGGCGTTGTAGGAAGCACTATTGCAAGTTTTTTCGGTGGCTTTGACGCCGCGCTGATCACGCTGCTGATATTCATGGGCGTTGATTATGCGACAGGTCTTATTGTCGCTGGAGTATTTCACAAGTCTGAAAAGACGGAGAACGGCGCATTGGAGAGCCGTGCAGGCTGGAAGGGACTTTGCAGAAAAGGAGTTTCTCTGCTCGTTGTTCTTGTTGCCTGCCGGCTTGATATGATCATGGGGTCTAATTTCATTCGGGACGCGACTGTCATTGCATTTATTGCAAATGAAACTATCTCCATAATCGAAAATGCCGGACTGATGGGTGTACCTATTCCCTCAGTCATTACAAAGGCAATTGAGGTCTTGAAAAAGAAATCAGAACGTGAAGATAAAAAGGATGGTGAGGAATAATGGCTAATAAGTATGCAGGTGTTGACATCAGCTATTGTCAGCCCGATGTCGATTATGCAGCTCTCAAGTCCGGAAAAATCCTCGGATATCCCGTCAAGTTCGTTATGGTTCGAGCGGCATACGGTACTAGCATGGACAAGTACTTCCTGCAGCACGTTCGTGGCTGTTTGGCGGCCGGCTTATATGTTGGTGTGTACCTGTTCAGCACCGCCAAGAATACCGCGCAGGCTAAGGCAGAGGCCGAGTGGCTGATCAGCACGATTAAGGCGAACAAGCTGGACGGCAAGATCACGTATCCGATAGCCTACGACCTTGAGATGGAATCGCAGTACAAACTTGGGAAGACTGTATGTACGGCGATGTGCAAGGCCTTCATGGACACGATAGCCGCGCATAACTATCAGCCGATGCTGTACACGAACGTCAACTGGATATGCTGTCATCTCAATTACGATGAGCTGAAGGATTATCCCCTGTGGCTTGCCGCGTATATTTCCGAGGCAAAGGTCAAGAAGTACATTACCAAGTACGATATGTGGCAGCACTCGGTTGCTGGTCATAAATACTACGATGTGCAGGGTGTCGGAGCAGTTCCCGGAATCATCGGACAGTGTGACTGCAACTGGGGTTACACGGGGTTTGCCTCGAAAATCCGCAAAGAAGGCAAGAACAAGCTCCCTAATCAGAAATACCGCGTCACTGCCACAAAAGTAGTCACGAAATCTGAACTTCCGGCCACTACTGTTCCGCTGAACGCGATGGGTTTTACAGTGAAAACTGAAGAGGTATAATTAAATAAGTGCGCCGCCCTCGAGGGAATTTCCTTGAGGGCGGCGTTTTTTTAGTTTACGTCTTCTGATGTGAGCTTTCCGGTTTTCTTGTATCGCAAGCCTTCTGGTGAAGAATATACCTCTTCTCCAAATGCATACTTACCGTGGTAGAAGTCTGTGATATCCATGCCTAACGCCTCAATGACGCGGCATGCAATACTAAATGAGCAGGTCATGATATTACGTTCCCCGCTTTCGAACTTCTGATACTGCTGCAGAACAACTTTTGCTTTGTCAGCTACCTGTTGCTGGGTTAGTCCGAGGATTACACGCTTTTCTCTTAGGATACTGTGTGCATCATCGGATAGATGGCACATCTGAAATCCGCTTAAATCCATAAATCATACTCCTTTCGAATACACTCGATTGAGTGTGATTGTATTATACACTCAATCGGGTGCAATGTCAAGTGTTTTTGCGCAAGAAAATCCCCGGCTGTTCTCAGTCGGGGATCTCTCACACCTTTTGTTTGTAAACGCTCTGACTTTTGCACTTATCAACGGTCTTGCTTGCATTGGGGGTAAAAGCAACGATCTCCGACAGGTCGCAGTCCAGCGCCTCGCAGATTTTATCAAGGTGTTCAAGGCTGACTCGTTCGGCAACGTTGTGGAATAGATCGTTTATAGTATTTGGACGTATTCCTGTCTTTGCGGCAAGTTCAGCCTGTGTTACCCTAAGCTCGCCCAGCTTGCGGGATAACATGATCATAATCATCTGCAATACACTCCTCTTGATAAATTATACCACTAGGAGTTAGCGGTGTCTGCGTTTTGTTGAAAGTCAACGATTGACGTTAGAAAATAACAAAATAAACTAGAAACCATTATTGATGTAATATTGATTGCAAAAAAGTGATCATAAAGGCCGTATTATAGTCAGTTGATTTAAAAATAACTTGTATAGACTTCTACTGTGATTCGATTTCGATAATTTTGATAATAAAATTTAAAAATCCCTCCAAGTGCATACTGGAGGGATTGAAATATTTATTATTTAATTACTGGATAAGTTTTAGCATAAAATAAAGATCGTTCAAAAAGCCGGATGTAACTATCACATAACCATCTTTAGTGTATGCTTCAGCACTTCTGAATTTAAAATGATTCTCTGTGCCATATCTTCTGAAGTTAATCTTCAGAATAGCATGAAATCCGTTGAGCGTGTATTTTATGGCTTTTAATGTGAACTTGCCATTGAAATACGACAGCATGGTGTTGAACTGCCCAGCGCAACTTTGGAAATTCGTTTGTACTGATGCCATCTTTATCACCTCCTTTCATTCTCTGCTTATATTATATATGTTTTAGGTTCATACGTCAATACCAAATAAGTCAAGTTTATTTATTCCTATAAAAAAACTTCTTCAATTATATATTATGTTGTTCTTTGGTGATTATGCACAATAACTATGTTATGTTTGAAGTAAGTAGTGGACTTTCAAGAAAGAAAAAATGTATGTTAACCTTTCGGGTCGTATGAGTGGGGCTACACATGATACCATACATCATTATAGTAATTACGATACTGAGTATAAAAAACTTAAAACCGCATATAAATTCAGTATATAAAGTGTAAGCTGTTGACCCGAAGGAGGTAATAAATGTTCATTAACTTTTCAAATCACCCGTCTGCCAGATGGTCGGCAGAGCAGACTGCCGCCGCTATAGAGTTCGGCGATATTGTCGATCTGCCGTTCCCTGACGTACCTGCCGGCGCGGATACTGCCGCCGTTTCCGGACTTGCCGATGAATACTGCGCCAGGATACTTTCCCTGGGGGCTGACGTGGTTCTTGTTCAGGGCGAGATGTCGCTTTCGTTTGCGGTCGCGGGCAGGCTCCAGAGGAACGGCATCGCCGTTCTGTGCGCATGCAGCGAGCGGGTCTGCGAGACTTCCGTGCTTGACGATGGTTCCACGGAGCGGCGTTCTGTTTTCAGGTTCGTGCGGTTCCGCAGGTATCCTTTTCTGGTATGATTTACGCATAATAATTCTTTCAGGGTATTGACACGGACGAAATTATGTGGTAAAATCATAGTATAAAGGGTGGTAGAAATGAAGCAAGTTAAATGTTTTTTTAAAATTCAAATCCCAGTTTGCCGCATAACCATGCAGGCTCGTGGGTTTGCAGTCTGAACTACCCCCTCACCGCGAGGTGATTGAAACATTTTTTTCCGCCTGATCAGGGCTGAGTCTTTCATGGTCTGAACTACCCCCTCACCGCGAGATGATTGAAACTCGGCTTTAGGCAACAAATTGCCAGAGGGAGTGACAGGCTGAACTACCCC